TCGCTTTGCTATTGAGTTTGCTAAAAGGGATTTGTTTGCACCAGAGGCAAAACAATTCATCGCAACCAGACACAACCAGATTAAAGAATTAATGATTAAATTGGAGGAAACAATATGAATGCTAAAGAAACCAGAATGGTAATCGGGGCAGAGATATTAGAAGCTATGCAAAAAAACGAAGACCTTCCCCTGCCTAATGTGCATCGTTTAACAAAAACGATGATGGAGTATTTCAAACAAGATGGACATGCGGATGATCTTAAGGAATTGGATTATATCTGGCGCCCGACCAAGGATTATTGGAGGCGACATATCAGAGAAATTGCTTCCTATTTGGCAAACAAAAGAAAAAAACATTTCTGTTATTACAGAGAATGGGGAAGCTTCAAGGGTATGTGGCAATTTTGTACTAAAGCAGAATACAAAGCAACACTAGAGAGAGAATATTCAGATGTCGCAACAAGAACTGGCGGGTATAACCAGCGACTTGATGAAAGTAAATGGCAATTAGACATACCACATATTAAAGAAGTTCCATTACTTACGAATTAGGAATATTGATGAGCCTATCTTTTATCAAGCTTGATATTAATATCATGAATGATACAAAAATAAAGCTGATTCGGAAAATGCCGGACGGTGCAAAAATGTTTGAATTATGGATCGGAATATTATGTTTAGCCATGAAATCGGGCAGATCAGGAGTATTAGAGATCGGCGATGGAATACCTTTTAATGATGAAACTTTAGCAATAGAACTTGATATAGATTTACCAGTTATAAGAATGGGATTGGAGATATTTAAAAAATTCAAGATGATAGAATATTTTGAGAATGAAGAAATCTATTTGGTAAACTTTGAAAAACATCAACAGCTTGGGAAAATAGAACGTAATAATCAGCTTAATAGAGAGAGGGTAGCAAGGCATAGGGAGAAAACAAAGCATGTAATGATTACAGCGCCATTACGTAATGATGAATTAATGCACCAGACTAAGACTAGAGACAAAGACTTAGACAAAGACAAGAAAGACCGGCTAAAGCCGTATCTTCCTCTTTCTGAACTTCTTTATTATGAACATAAAAAAGTAGATAGCAAATATTTAAGAGGTAAGGTTGTTTCCGATGTTTTAAAAAATTGGGCAAACGACATCCGGCTGCTGGTTGAAAGGGATGGCCGGACAATAGAAGAAGTTGAACAGGTTATAAAATGGGTAAAAACAGAAGGTAACTTTTGGTTTGTAAATATAATGTCGGGCAAAAAGCTAAGATTGCAGTTTCCGAAGCTGCTATTGCAGATGAAGCAAGAAGGCAAAAAGCCTGGCGGTTTTAAAGGTACCGATAAAGAGCTGCATAGCTATGATGAATTTTTTGGGGGGAGTAAATGAATAGGTTTAATTTGAAAAAAAAGAATTGTCATGTATGCGGCAGACCATTAAAACGAAACTTTGAGGATAAAACAGAATGGTGCAATAATGCCAAATGCCAGGTGTATAAGGTTATGTTTTCGATACCGTATAAACTAAAGACAAAGTCCGCAGGGGCTATAAGAGATGCGATAAGGAGATAGAATATGGATATTAACAATTTAGTAAAAAAAGCACATAAAGCAGCAGTTGATAAAGGATTTTATCCAGAAGGCAAAAATAAAAACATCGGTGAGCTTTTAATGCTAGTTGTATCAGAACTGGGAGAAGCATTAGAGGCGCATAGAAATAATAATCATACTATAAAACCTGCGAATTTAATAGAATACTTTACGATTGAAAATATAACCAGGTATAGTTTTTTTGAAAGTTGCATAAAAGATACTTTTGAAGATGAAATAGCAGATACTTTTATTCGATTAGCTGATTTATGCGGATATTTAAAATTAGATATTGAGAAACATATCAAAGCGAAACTAGAATATAATAAAACTCGGCCAGAGAAACATGGGAAGGCATATTAATGACAATACAAAAAGCTGCTGAAATTATACCTGAATTACTTATTGATCAAAAAAGATTCGATGACAGGATGCAGCTATCTCTTGATAAATGTTATGAACAAAATATACCACAAGAGGAAACTGATTTATTATTGCTGGAATGGAGGGGCGGCAAATGTCCTAACTGCGGAACTGAATTCGAAAAGGTAGAAGAGAAAAGTATTATATCAGATTATATTTGGTATCGGGCAAAATGCGAATGTTTATTAAAAGTTGGCGGTGAAACAAAGAAACAACAATACAGAGAAAAGAAAATGGAATCTGCCGGGATTCCAGCTGGTTTAAGAAAATGCCGATTTAAAGATTGGGATTACGGAGTAAAAGATAAAACAAATGAAGCTTTTAGAAATGTATACGATATTTGCAAGAATGAAGAATATTTAAACAGTGGGATTATTTTATATGGCGATGTCGGGACTGGTAAAACGCATTGTGCTATTTCTTTGATGTGGGAAGCAAGTGCTAAACCGCTGGCATTAAAATATATAAATATGTCAGATATAACTTCCAGATTTATTAACAAACAGGCAGGATTAGATTTAATTTCTTACCTGATGCGCAACTATGATTTAATAATGTTTGATGATATTGATAAGATAACTACTCAAAATGAATGGGTAAGAGAGCGGATATTCAGTCTATTTAATAATCTGATTAATGAGCAGAAAATAATAATAGCTACAACAAACTTTTTGAAAGGATCGGATTTTGTTGATAAATTCGGGCAGGCTATAACCAGCCGGTTGATCTCATATTGTACAATTATTGAATTTAGCGGCGATGATTATAGAAAAAAATTAAAAAATGGAGGATAAAAATGGAAACGAAAGACAAAGTTTATTGTAAAGATTGTAAATATTTAGAGGAAGGGATCGAGGATTATGAGGGTTGTAAATCTTGTCAAAATCCTGTTTGTTTTACTACCATATATGATCCAATTGAAGGGCCGACAAAAACAAGAACATCTGATTGTAAACAAGAAAATAGAGATTGTAATTGTCAATTTTTTGAACAAAAAGAAATAAAAACCAAAAAGAAATGGTGGCGGTTTTTTTGCTGATTACTATTATAGAAAAAACAAAAGGATAGGGGGTAGAGAAAATGAAAGAATATATATTTCGGGCATGGGATAAAGATGCTGATTGTTTTGCTTATTCCGACCAAGAAAACGATTCTTATATATGGGGATTTGAAGATGGAAAACTTAAAGCATGGGTAATTGTAGAATCATTTGGGACACAAGATGAACCGGCATATCATAGCTCTGTTGAACTTGCGAAACCAGACCAATATACTAATCTTAATGATAAAGATAATATAAGATTATATGAAAATGATATTTTGGAATATGATGGGGATAAATGTCCTCATTGCGGAAAAATATTATATGGAGATCATGATTTATATATTATCGTATGGAATGAAAAATCTGCTAGGTTTGAATGCAGAAATTTTGATAATTTTTTATCGTCAGATATTTGGCATACAGACATGAAAAAGATTGGCAATATCTGGAAGAATCCAAAGCTATTTGAAGGTAGGGGGTAGATAAAATGATAAGCAGATATAATTTGAAACCGTGTCCATTTTGCAATGGTAACGCTTTTACACACAACGACTCAATAACAAATAAGCATAGCTGGAAAGTATTTTGTGTTGAGGGATGTGTTGTAATGCCGGGTGACCCGAATGAGTTTTTTACATCGAAAGAAAAGGCAATTGAAGCATGGAATAAAAGAGTGGAGGTATAAAATGACACCGTATGTAGCTTATGGTAATGAAGAGTTAAAAAACCAACCCGAAGCTAAAAAGGGGATGGAAATTATTTGTCCTCATTGTGGCCAATTACATAAACTTGAATATGGAACAGACGCAAAGACAGGTGAAGAGTCAGATACATTAAGTTTTTATAGTTGTCCTATAACAGGTAAGGATTATTTAGCAGGAGTGAATGGAAAATTAATTATAGGATTAAAAAAATGATTGATTTTAAAAAAGGAGGTAATTATGAACAAAAAAGAAGCGATAACAAAGCATGTCAAGAAGCGATTTAAACAGCGATTTGATATTGAATGCAATCGGTTTTTAAGGCGAGCTATTGTCAGGGCTATCCAAAATAATGAATGTGAAAGAATTAGTAAAACATCCTGCGCAAGGAGCGTATATAGAGTCAAGGTCGGCAGCAAAAAAATGAATGTTGTTTATGATAATCGCAGAAGAAAATTAATTACAGTTTTATTTATTGAAAACAAACAAAAACAAAAAGAATGCAAACAACATGATTGGGTGGAGATTTCAAAAGAAACGGCAAAAGCGATCGGTATTTATCATGCTGGAGCCTGCTATCATGTGCAAGTATGCAAGCTTTGCGGTAAAGACCAGGCTTATGATTCATCAGGATAAAAGGAGGAAGATATGAAAAATGAAATAACAGTGGAAGTGCAAGGGCAAACAGGTGATGGTTCAACTGGTAGTGAATATGTGAAGTTAAAAATTTGTTCTCATTGGAATTATGATTGTTTAGTATATATTCATATTGGCAATGAGCAATATACATTTCGTGCAGATGATTTGATTGATGCAATTGAGAGATGTAGCAGATAAAAGGAGATAAACAATGTTAATACACTATGTAAAAAGCGAAAGCGGCAAAAAAGTAGGTGTTGTAGTAGCCTTGAGTTCTAAAAAAATCGGCTATAGTTTGTGTAATCCAAAAGATAAATTCGATAAAAATTATGGAAAGTTTATTGCTGTAAAGCGAGCAGAAAGCGGAAAGAATTTTATTGTTAAATTGGCTGATATTATAAATCGGCGATGCGAAAGAGGAAAAATGGTAAGTAATGTTTGCCGGATAGTACAGCCGATGATAAACATGGAAGAGCGAGCGGGCCGATTTTTCGGAGCGGATAAATGACCGGGGAAATGCCGACTGCGATATTAAAAATGGAAGATATAAAAAAGGGCATAGATATCCTGGACTTATTTTGTGAAGCAAAACTATGCACGTCCAGAAATGAAGCAAGGCGGCTAATGAAGCAAGGGGGAATGTATATCAGAAATAGCAATGGTAAAATGATACGTATATTAGAACCAATGCGATTAATAATAAATGATGGGTTTGTAATAGCGGAAAACATACAGTAAAAAGAGCTTGACAGATATAAAGATACATGTTACAATGCAAAAAGTTAAAGAGGCTGAATTGAAACGGTTATCGGCAATGTGTATCCGTTTCATAAAATCTTGCCTCTTATTTAGAAAAGGAAAAAGATTAGGAGCTGAAGAGTAAAACGGTTATCGAATTTTAATCGAGAGGTCATTGGTTCGAATCCAATTCTATTTTTCATTAAGTAGATAGCTCAGTCTGGGAGAGCGCTTGGGGAAACCCATTCCGTTTCTCATTCCTTGCTCCTATTATTAAAAAACGATGGAGACTGAATTGTGAAAGGTTATCGTAACTTTGATATGAACTCCTTTTGCTAAAATCTTGTCTCCAATTTTTTAGGAGGAATAGATGAAAGAAGATGAACGATTACAAGTAATAGAAACATTTAAAAAAATGCAAAAAAAATTATGGAATGCAAATAAAACCATAAAAGATGTTGCAACACGAATAAATACTTTAGAAAATAAATTAACTGAAAACAATAATAGGAAAAAAAAGAAAAATCATATTTAAAGAAGGATATTTGATTAGATTGGAGGTAAAAGTGGATTATAAATTTATGAATGTGTCTGCACCGCAGAGTAAATTGATTCTTGGAAGAGAAAAGGTAATGGCCAAACTTTTGGCTGGTGGATTTGCTTTTAAAACGGATCCATTTCAAGCATTAAAAAGATGGCTATTAACCGGCAGCATGGGCAATGCTTTTTATCAAGGCAAACAGGAAATGACAGAAGAGAATGTTAAAATATTTCTGGAATGTGCCAAAAGCGATCCTGACAAGGTTGGTGATCTTATCCTTTATGCTTCAAAAAAAGGTATTTCTGTTCATACTCCGATTTATGCCCTGGTTTGGCTATCAACAAGAGGGAAACCAGCATTTAGGAAAATATTCAATGCAGTTATCAGAACTGCTTCTCATTTATATGAGTTTTTTTCCTATCTTAAAGGAGTGCGGGGAAAGGGCACTGTTATACATAAAGCGGTTAAGGGTTGGCTAGATAATAAATCTGTACAAGAATTAGAATATCAATTTTTAAAATATCAGAATCGTTATGGTTTTGCGGCAAGAGACATATTAAGAATTATAAAACCAGTCGGTAAAAAAAATGATTTAAAAGACAATCTCTATGGATATTTTACTGAAAAAAAAGAAGCCAATGATTCTTTATTGAGAATAAGAGCATACGAACAAATGAAAACCGATCTTAATGAAGTCGATGTAATAAAAGCTATTAGTGGTCTCAATTTAACTCATGAAATGATACCGGCAAATATTAAAAGAACCAAGGCAATATGGGAAGCATTGTTTATTAAAATGCCAGTAGGTGCTGCTATTCGTAATTTAGGCCAATTAACTGAAAAAGGATTATTTAATAAAATAGCGAATATAGAAATATTGCGAAATAAATTAAAGAGAGAAAATTTGCAAAGGGCTTATATCCATCCTGTTGTTTTAGCATCGGCTTATTATATTTATTCTAATGGCGGGCAACTAGGAAAAACTAAACTTACATGGAAAGCTGAAGAGGCTATTTGTGATATTTTAGAAACTGCGATTGAGGATTGTTTTGATATTATAGAACCGATTAATAAAAGAATTTTGCATGGCCTAGATGCTTCTGGTTCTATGTGGTCACAAAATTTACAACCGCTTTGGCTTACTCCTGGAATTATCGGAGCTGTAATGGCAAGAGCTTCAATAGCCAGAGAACCATATTATAACTTAATTGGTTTTGATGGAAGTTTATATCCGATTTATTTAACTAAAAAAACCGCTTTCAGGAATATATTAAATCCACAATCACTGGTTTATAAAGATGCAACTCATAATGCAACTGATTGTGCGTTGCCGATAAAATATGCCATGGATACTGAACAAGAATATGATGCTATTATAATGTGGACTGATGGACAATCATGGTATGGAAAAGAGCATGTTTCGGAAGTAGCAAAAAAATATCAGAAAAAATATCCTAATTGTAAAATAATTATTAACTATTTAGTTCCTTATGGAGAAACCTTGAGTTTGTCTGATCCTGCTAATCCGAAGATGTACGATATTATGGGATTTACAGCGGAAACGCCAAAGTTAATAAATATGATTATAAAAGAAGAAATATAAGCCGTTGGCTTATTTAAATAAAAAGAGAAGAGGTATTGAGATGAAGAGGGTTTTACTGTTTTTGATGATACTGCTATTAGCAGTAGGTATTTATGCAGTTGATGTTGGGGGTAGTACTTCCACATCTGGGATGCAGGGAGACGAGTATCAAAAAGTTTGGTTTAACCAGGGAGCTTACCTGGAAGTCGGGCCTTTGCGGTTTGATGCAAACGGTGAATATAACATTGATCTGGAAGCCGATGAGAAATTTTGGGAATATGATTTTGCTGCTAAGTATTCAGTAGCAGGATTCGTATTCGGTTCCAAAATATATGGAGAGAAAGATTTAGAGCTGAGAAAAAATAAAAGTTGGGTAGATTTTATCTATGAGAATTTCGGCTTTAATGTTACTACGTGTACTTTACTTGATCCCGAACAGGAAGATTGGCAGGGTGCGGAATTCTCCGCAACTTATAAACCGGATCCGTTTGAGTTTACCGTAGGCTATTTGTTGACAGATTGCGGAGCCGAGATTGCTGAGGTGGCACCGTCCGAACCGTTGAATGGCGGTGTCTATGCAAAAGTGTTAGTTAATTATTAGCAAATAGGTAGTGGAAAAAATGTATTCCTGGCAGATTAATATTTGTCAGGAATATTTGTAAAGTGAGTTTACAATTAAATTAAAGAGAAGAGGTAAAAGAATGAAAAGAATTGTTTTAGTTTTAATGGTATTTATGTTGGTTTTTTCGGTATTTGCCACAGGTCAACCGGAAGTCGAAAAACCGCTGATTTTCGCTATTGTATCGGATGTTTCCGAAGAGCAATATCCAAATCGTGATTTTACAGGGTATCTATGGAAAGACAATATTATTCCTAAATTTGAAGAGGAAACAGGAATTAAGATAGAATTACGGAAATATTCAGATGCTATAGACAATACTACGAAAAGTCTTGATATGGATTTAGCGAGCGGTGAACCTTCCGATGTTATCTGGAGTTATGGTGGGCGAGTCAATAAATTTGCCAATGCTGATTTTGGGGTTAATCTTTATGAGGCATTGCCGAAAGAGTTTATTGATCAATTTAAAAAGTCGGCATTATCACAATTTGAGCGAGATGGTAAATTGTATGCTTTGCCGATGCCTGGATGGGCTGTTTGTTTAATGGCTAATAGAAATTTATTTGAACAGGCGGGGGTTGCGGATGTATTACCGGTCGACGATGATCCCGATAGATCATGGACAGTAGCGGAATTTGATCGAGCAGTTAAGGCTATTACTGCCTTGGGCGATGAGTACTATGGTTACTATATTATTGCAAAAGAATGCGGCGGTGATTATTGGGTATTGAATATGCTGGGTGGATTTGGCGCTAATCTTTATGAAAACGGCAAGGCGATTCTTAATACTCCCGAAGGCATAAAAGGAATGGAATATATTCATTATCTGCATGAAAATGGTTATGTACCTTATGGAGCCTCTGGACTGTATGATGGCGATATGGCTATGTTGTTCAATTCCGGCAAATTAGGAATGCGGGGTTACGTTCCTGCTGGTATAGAGGTAGGGAAATATGCCGTAAAAGACGGAGTTGTAGAGGCGGAATTCGAATGTGTATTAATGGAATATCCGCACGTTGAAGGAGTTGATGGAGTAGCACCATGTTTCGGGCCAGATCTGGCTATGGTTATTGATAATGGCGATCCTGTTCAGTTAGAAAAGGCATTAAAGTTTTTACAATATATAACCGGGGCCGAAGTACAGACAATTTTACAAAAAGTCTATTCAAAATTCAGTCCTTTAAAAACTGCCGGAATGCCGACAAGTTCAGGAACTATTGGCATGGCGATGAAACAGATGTCACAGATTATAAAAGATCGGGGTATTTACGACATGGGCATAGGGTTTCCGGTATATAATGAGCTGCGCCAAATTTGGTTGGCTGTACTCCAGGGCATGTTAATAAATGAGATTACACCTGCCGAAGCGGCAGCGGAATTTGACCGTCGTGCAAATAAGCTTCTTTCAGAATAAAAAAATAAAAAACTATATGGTAGGGTTGGCGTTGATTTCGCCAGCCCTCTTCATATTTATTCTCTTCACAGCAATCCCTACAATCCAAGGTGTTGCTCTTGCTTTTTTTAAAGCTAATGCCAGAGTGAGTCGATTCATAGGATTTGATAATTTCATCTATTTGATAAACGATGACATATTTTGGAAGTCTATGAAAACCACTATAAGCATTGTAGCTTTCAGTGTTCCCTTACTGGTGTTTGTTTCGTTTTTTGTTTCATTGATAGCGCATGATATGTCAAGAAAAATGCAATCATTTATACGATTTGCCTATTATGTTCCGCTAATATCGGCGGGGATGATTATTTCAATTACTTGGAGCTGGATTTTTAATCCACAGCATGGCTTGCTAAATTATATAATAGGATTAATCGGGATTGAACCAGTGATCTGGACAGGAACTATGCCAGCGGCTTTTTTTTCAATTTGCATTGTTATGATAACTTCAGGGATGGGATTAAATGTTATTTTATATATGTCGGCTTTATCGACTATCGATACACAACTATATGATGCCGCTGAATTAGATGGTTGTAGCGATAGACAAAAAGCTCTCTATATTACAATGCCGTTAATGCTGCCGATAATAGCATTTATTTTAATCATGCAAACAATCGGAGTTATGATGATCTGGGAGATACCATATGTATTGACAGGCGGCGGGCCATATTATGCGACAACTACATTGGTATATCAGATTTTTGTACGGGCTTTTCAAAGCGGCAAATATGGACTGGGAGCGGCAGAAAGCCTGGTGGTATTTACAATAATTATCGCATTAACCGTAATACAGAAAAAAATATTGATTGATAGGAAATAAATATGATTTATATTGTCCTAATTGCGGTATAAAATATTTAAAGAAAATGAATCAAAGGGAATATGAAAACTTTCTTGAGCAAGAAAAAGAAGAAACAATTTTTACGGGAGGCACATTATGGGAATAATACCAGGTATTATATTAGGGGCGGGATGTGTGTTTACGTTATTGTCATATTATTATTTTAGTTCAGATGGGGATAAGAAAAGAATAAAAGATAAATTTGATAAAATAGTCGGTTTTTATCCTATGGCATATATGATGATTTTAGCATCCAAACAGTTTCACAGTAGAAGAAAAATAGATGTTAAAAACAATTAATCAAACAATAATAATATTATTAGCACTAATTCTTTTATTTCCAGTCATATGGATGATAAGCGGCTCTTTTAAATCAGCATTGGGCGCCGTTGCTATGCCGCCGACATTACTACCAAGAAAGCCGACAATCAATAACTATATAACTTTGTTTAAATGGCCGGTTTTAAGATGGACTTTTAATAGTTTTATTGTATCGGCTGCCGGGGCTTTCGGAGCAACATCATTTAGTATATTAAGTGGATATGCTTTCGCAAAAAAACAAATACCTTACAAAGAAACTATTTTTATGTTATTTCTAGCTTCCTTAATGGTGCCAATGCAGAGTAAAATGATACCGTTATTTCTAATGATTAAAAAAATGGGACTATATGATTCTTTAGCAGGAATGGTAATACCAGGATTAGCTTCACCAGTTTATATATTTTTTTATCGGCAATTTTTAAAATCATTTCCGAATGAATTATTAGATATTGCAGAGATCGATGGAGCCGGAGAAATAACAAAATTGATAAAAATAGTAATACCTTTATCGATGGCTCCGGCAGCGGCTATGTTTTTAATCGGATTTATAGGCGGATGGAATGCCTTAATGTGGCAGCTAATAATAGCACAATCAGAAAATATATATACTTTACCGGTCGGCATATTGAAAATAGTAACCAGTGCAGAGATACTTTTTAAATCCGGGCTTGAGCATTATGGATTGAAAAATGCTTGTGCTACATTCGCTTTTTTACCGCCATTAGTAATATTTGCAATGTTCCAAAAGCATTTTTTAAAGAATATTTTTTCGGGAGTAACAAAGGGGTAATTATGACAGATAAAAAAAATAAAATATCATTAGCTTACCCATTAGTCGCTTGGATATTGTTAGTGCCGATGCCGATAGCACTGCCATTTATTCTAATTATTGCGATAACAATGATTTTTGTGTGTTTAATAATAACGATACCAAAAGCGATTATAATATTAACAAAAGACGGAGTTGATTTTATAATAGAATATATAAATTTTAGAAAACAGAGACACAAAATATTAAAAGATTTTGAAAAAAACAAGGGAATAAACAATGGATAATGAAGATAAAAAATTATCTAAAACAGAAGAGATAATAGCCTTTATAATATTATCGCCGTTTTTATTTGTGGGGATGTTTGCGATAGCAATAGGTTTTTTGGCAGTTTTAATTATGGCAATACCATTTTATTTAATAAAACTGATAATAACTGGTGGAGGTGTTTTAAAAGAATATTTAAACTATAAAAAGCAAGTGCGGAAAATATTAAAAGATTTTGCAGAGGGGAGAAAGAAATGAGAATAGGAGCTGTAGTATTAGCAAGGTCTAATTATGGTCGATGGCCGGATAAGATTAAAGCCAAACTGGGAGGAGTACCAATTATTGAAAGAGTGATTGAAAGATTGGTAAAACTAAAGGGCCTTGATGAAATAATTTTATCAACTACTTATTATCCAGAAGACAAATGGTTGATGAATCTTGCGGGGCGATATGGAATTCAATATATTACGGGCCCGCCGGATGATCGAGGATTAAGATATTACGAAGCTGTTGTGAAATATGATCTTGATTATTTTATTCCGATGCCTGCTAATTGGCCATTATTTGAGATAAAAATAATGAACGAAGTGATTCGAGAAATAAGAAAAAAACCAGGGTATGCATATTATAGATATGCCTATGTTCATTCGGAGGGCATTATGCATTCTATACCTTCTAGGGAAATAATAGAAGAATATAAAAAGACTGGAACCGATCAAGAACTATGGTGGCAATCCAAACAATCCAAAAAAGATGGTTTTATTCTGCATGATTGGAAGGAACCTAATTTACGAAATAAATACTTAATAGATTTGAATATCGCTTATCCTTTGCATGTTGCAATATTAAATAAAGTAATTGAATATATCGGCCATTATCCAGAAAAATATGAGGAAATAGAAAAAGCATTTATGGAGATGGAAAAATTATGAAATTATTTGCATTAATAACAGCACGTTGTTCTTCAGAAAGATTTCCGAATAAGGTTATTTCCATGTTGGGCGGAAAACCGATGTTGGAACAAATAATTGTAAAGTGCAAAAATCTTAAAAATCTTGATGGGATAGTTGTGTCAACCTCTTATTTAACTTCAGATGATGTCATTCAAAATATTTGTGATGATAATCAAGTCGAATGTTACCGGGGTGATGTTCACAATTTGGCAAGTAGACATTTGGAAACTTGGAATGAATATGGCATTACCCATGCTTTAACAGTTTCGGGAGATAGCCCTTTTTTTGATTTGGAAATAGCACAAAGACTTATTGATGCAATGAGGAGAGAACCGGACTATTGGACTTATGGTAGTTATAGTCCTTGGGGATCACCAATAAGCGGGCATAATACTGGCGGTATAAAAAAAATATATATGGAATCACAAATAGCGGCTATGAAAAAATGTTCCGATCCAGCAAAAATGGAAGAACAATATTGGTGTTGCTATGTGCTTAAGGAAGGTGATCCATTAATCAAATTGGTTGATTGTAGTGATATTATGCCGCCGGGAAAAACAGCAATTAAGATTGACATTGATTATCCGCTCGAAATGGCAATAATGAATATGGTAATCGATTACTTAGGGTTTTTCCCAGAGAGATATTCCGATATTGAAAGAGCTTACAAAGAGATAATTGAAATATGAATATAGTAAATGTATCTTGGGGGGATCATCGCACTTATGGAGGAAATGGAGATGGACAATTAATTACCCTAGATGCTATTGAGCAGAGAATGGCAATTTGGAAAGAAAGACTGAATGCTGATAAAATATTTTGGCGGGGAACAAGAAAAGCGGAAAACAAATATTTTAATTCAATCTATAATATAATCCGTAAAAAGAAAAAAGCCATTCCTATAGATTGGGAAGACCATGAAATACCGGCAATAGCTCATAGGGTGGGAATGAAAATCTATTTGTATGTCCACCTGTTTGACGAAGGTTGGCCATTGCCGCCGTTAAAAGAACGGAAAGTCAGTTATCATTCTGCTGATACAGCACAATATAATACTCGTATGAGTAGATTCTCTTATGAACATCCTGAATATGCCAGGGTAGATAGAAGCGGAACGAAAAGACAGTGGGGTGTTTTAAGTTTATCTTATCCGGAAGTCCGCAAATATTTCAGAGAATATTTTTTAAGCTCAATAGAAAATACGGATTTTGATGGATTGTTTATCTGTTTAAGATCGCAATCAAAACCGGCCGAATTTGCAGATCAGTTTGGATTTAATGAGCCAGTAAGAAAAGAATATTATGAGCTTTACGGTAAAGATATCTATATTGACGATTTTGATTTGGTTAGTTGGCGCCGTCTGCTTGGCTCATATTTAACCAAATTTATCAAAGAAATAAGACCAGAGCTTAATAAAGCAAATAAATCTTTAGCGATTGGTATTCCTACTGGTGAGATATTGGGGCCGCCAATAGGTAATACGAAATTAGATTGGCGAAAATGGATAAAGGAAGATTTGGTTGATGATCTAATAATAAATCAAAATTCAATTTATTGTCCTTCTATGTTAAATAGATTATGGCCGATGCATACTGGATATGGCTATATTGAGAATTATACAACAGGACGTCGTCTGCCAGAATTAAATGATGATATTGAATATGGTTATCTACCATGTATAAAAAAAACGTCAACTAAATTATATGTGAGTACACAATGGGATTCTGTACAGCCACATAAAGGAAGAGAATTAAAGCAATCTGATGATTATGGTTTAGTATACGGTTCTTTTGAATTTGAGAATCCAGGATATAAAGCGAAGGAATAAATGAAAATTGAATTATTAACAAATCGATTTGTTCCAGAAAATACTAAAAAAGCTGCACAAATAAAAGTAGAAAGTATAATGATTTTTTTAAAAGATGCCGGTTATAATAATATTGTATTATCTTTAGGAATTGAGCATCCTGACAAAATAACAGAAAGCGAAGAATTAATGTTTTTATTTTATTCTGAAATGACTATGCGGAGACTTGATGCAACAATAGATCACTTGATAGCTCATAGAATAAAAGCATACGGAGAGCAAAGGAATGAAAGAGAGTAAGTTTAGGGTATGGAATGATAAACAAAAGCGCTGGGAAACGGATTATGATGATATTTACATAGACCAAGACGGAGAGGCATGGTGTTTTACTGAATGTGGATATGATCATTATATGCGGGGCATGAATCATCTGGAAATCTCATTCTATACCGGCCTCGAGGACAAGAATAGCAAAGAGATATATGAAAAAGATATTGTTAAAGATGTTAATGGAACTATTTATATAGTTGAATGGAGTCCGCCCTATTTTGCCCTATATCGACCAGGGCCAACAAAAGGAAGTTTTTTGGAAACCATGTTTTATGATTTTTATGGTATTGTTATTGGTAATTTTTATGAAAATCCGGAACTTTTAAAGGATTAATCATGAAAGAGAGCAATCTTAATAGTCTGATAGTAAAGAATTTCAAAGATGCCGGTGGATTTAGTTATAAAATAATCGATCCACAATTTACTAATGATGAAAACCAGAGATTTAATCTTAGGCGGCCATTTGATGGAATTGCTGTTGCAAACGGATTTACTTATTTTTATGAAACAAAAATGCTTAAAAATTATCAAGCTTTCCCATTCCGGAAGTTAAGTGAACATCAAATAACCAATCTATGTCTAATAAATAAAAATTCGGTTTTTACTACACCAATGATAATAGTTGGGATATATTTATATCGGATAGGATTTGATTTGTTTTTTATCCAGCCAAACATGAAGGCATGGGAAATGCGCTGCTCAATATTAAAAAGCCAACTTGAAGAATTAAGGAATGAAGGATTATATTTACCGTTAAGAAAGCAAAAATTTGAGGTTTTTAAAATACCATCCAGGATCATAGAAGTTCGGCCATATAAACTTAATGGAAAGCCGAGAGTAGCAATGGTTCTGGATGAAGAGGAGGATGATTATGCAGAATCAATATTGGATTAGTATATTCGATATAATTATTCGTAAAGGGCACTTTACAATTAATTTATTAGAGATTGGCTGGAAAGAGATTGGATATAAATTCCGTATATTTAGATTTCATATAAACGGATTTGTTATAGATTTGCAAATATTAGGAATACCGATAGTAATACCGTTAAGACCAAGGGCGAGGTGATGGTAAAGGAAATCAAGACAGCTTGTAAAGGAGCTGATTTATTGCCGATTGATAAATTGATAAACTTTCAGGGCGATCTAAAAAAGATAACTCCTGAGAATATGCAAAAGCTAAAGAATAATATTATCAAAAACAACTTCAGCGCACCGATATTTATTTGGAAAAAATCTGATAAAAGTAAGGCATATATTCTTGATGGACATAGTCGAGTCAAGGCATTATTGGAATTGCAGAAGGAAGGATATAAAATACCGGCAAAATTGCCAATTGATTATATAAAAGCAATCAATAAAAAAGAAGCAAAAGAAAAACTGTTGGGAATCGCCAGCCAATACGGAATAATAACCGAGGCAGGATTAATGGATTTTATTGATGAAGCCGATTTAGATGTAGATTCTTTATTAAATACAGTAGAAATACCTAATGTTGACATTGTGTTTCCAGAAGAAGAAACCGTTGATGACGATGAAATACCGGAAAAAGTTAAAACAATAACCAAAATGGGTGATTTATGGGAACTTGGGAAACATCGGGTATTATGTGGAGATAGCACCGATGCAAAGCAGATTGAAAAGCTAATGGCGAGGCAGAAGGCGGATATGGTATTCACTGATCCGCCTTATGGGATTAATGCTGTAAATGTAAAGACAAAAAAGACAGGCGGAGGTGGTGAAACAAAATTCAAGGGCAAGATTGGTGGTGTGAATATAGTTGATTCAAAAGAATATTACGAAATAAGAGGAGATGATTCTACAGAAACGACAAAACGTTTTTATCAAATCTGTAAAAATCTGAAATATAAAAACATAGTTCTATGGGGCGGGAATTATTATACCGATTTTCTTCCTATCTCCCGATGTTGGTTTATCTGGGATAAGGAAATGACCGGTAATTTCTCAGAAGCGGAAATGGCCTGGACTTCTTTTCAAAAGGGCGGGATTAAGGTTTTTAAATATCTCTGGAATGGCCTCTCCCGTGAAGGAAATAGAACTGATGAACTGTTGAAGAGAGTGCATCCAACTCAAAAACCAGTCGGCCTTTTTGAGAATATTTTCAGACGATTTAATTCCTATAAAACAATCCTTGATCCTTTCCTCGGTTCAGGCTCCACTCTCATAGCCTGTGAGAAAACCAACCGGATATGTTATGGCATGGAGATCGAGCCGCACTATTGCAATGTAACAGTTCAGCGATATAAAGATTGGTGTAAACAAAACAAAAGGGAGATTAATATTAAATTAAATGGTAAAAAATGGAAAGAATAAAACAATCAAATATAAAACTCGTAAAGTATGCTTAACCGAGACTCTATTAAAAGAAATAGACAAATATTGTAAAGTCGGACTTTACGATAAAACAATATATGGTACATTAGGAATCCCCCGAAGTACCTGGTATTACTGGAAAACCAAAGCTGAAAATTTAGCTAGTGATCTATCGGAAAAAAGGGAAGTTAAATTTGCGACATTAAAAAAGAAACATGAAGCAGAACTGCTTTTAAACTTCCTGGATATTGTAAAAAGGGGTAGGCATGCGGCTATTTTAAGAAATGTATTGCTTATCGAAGAGGCGGCAAAAACCAACTGGTTTGCTGCCGCATGGTTCCTTGAGAGGATGGAGCCCAAAATATATGGCAAGAGGGAGACTATAAAACAGGATATTGATATGACAGTCAAGAAAGCCTCGCCGATAGATGAAATGTTAAATGCCGCCAAAAAGGCTAAAGAGTTAGGATATGTCCCAAAAGACATTATTGCGTCCAATAATTAAAGAAGAACAAATTTCCGATACAGCAAAAGCTCAAGCGGATCTAGAATATACCTATTTTCAACATCCTGATTTTTTTATAGAGCATAAACTTGGAATTAGATTATGGTCTGGAATGCGGATGGCGATAGATGCTGTATGGAATAATAAAAGAGTAAGCATAAGAGCAGCTCACAGTATGAGTAAAACAAAATGTGCAGCGGCTATTGCTGTGACATATCTTAATCTTCATGAAGATGCGATTGTTGTAACCACAGCCCCAGGTACTCGACAAGTAGAAAAACTTTTATGGAAAGAGATCAGAGAAATTTATATGCGGGTTGGTAATCAGCTTCGGGGAACCTGCCTTCAGGTAGAAGTAAAATGTAATCCTGAAAGCTATATGATTGGATTTGCTACGGATAATGCCACAAGAATAGAAGGTTGGCATAGTGCACATATTCTTTTTATTTTAGATGAAGCAAAGGGAATCCCACAATGGGTTTATGATGCGCTTGAAGGTAGTATGGGCGGACAGGCTAAAATGCTGGAAATATCAACCACCGATGGGGCAGATCAGCAGGCACCTTTTCGGAAGCATCACACTGATAAAAGAAGAGAATGGAAGTGCATTAATATGTCGGCCTGGGATTCGCCTTTTATAAATCCTGCTAAAGTCAAAAAAGAATATAAAAAATATCTCAATAAAAAACTGTATGAATATGGCAAGTTTGAAAATAAAGCCGAATGGCCAGCGGTATTAAAAAAACAAATACAAATAGCCGATGATGAATGGATTAATGGCCGAGAGAAGGCATGGAAAGAAGACCGGCTAGATTTGTGGTCATGTAAGGTTGTTGGCAATTTTTGGGAGCAAGGTACTGATAATATTATACCATTGGCATGGATAATGTCGGCTGTTAATGCTGAGGTAGATGATATAGGGCCTTGGGAATTTGGGCAGGATGTAGCTAGATTTGGGGATGATAGAAGCGTGTTGACCGAGTTAAAGGGCAAGACAGTATATCCGCAAAAAGTATGGGGCAAGAAAGATACCATGGAGACAGTCGGTATTATTGCTAATGAAATGTTAGAGCGAAATATAACGCCGGATCGGACAGTAGTGCAGGCAGTTATTAAGGTTGATGCAGATGGGGTTGGTAGTGGAGTATTTGACAGATTGGCTGAATTGGGATATGCTTGTTATGGATTGATGAGCGCTAAAAACGCTGCAAATAATGAGAGGTTTTATAATTTCAGATCGGAAATGTGGTTTCATGCCAGGGCGATATTCAAGCGGCAATTTGAAGAGGGGAATGTTATTTCAATTCCTGATGATGATGAGCTTATAGAAGAGCTTGGCGGAATGAAATATAAAATTCATAGTGATGGTCGGGAAAAGGCGGAGTTAAAAGAAGATTATAAAAAGCGATTGGGTAGATCACCAGATAAAGGGGATTCTTTTATATATTGTATTGCGCCGGTAGAGACGTTGATCGAAGAGGATTACGAAGAGGCAAGAGAAGGGGAAGGAGTATTGTTATGAAAAAAGATATAAGAGCAAATAATGAAGATTATTTTCAAGTTCTCTGCCCGTGTTGTGGTGGCAAAAAATATCAATATAATAAATTAACTGGGATAAATATTATTTGTCCATGTTGTAAGGGATCGGGATTAGATTCGGTGCATAATCCTAAAACGGAATTTGAGATAATTGGCGCATGGGATAAAGAAAATTCAAAAGAGATTAAGGGGTAAAATATGGATATAGTAATAAATATTGAAGAAGGCGAATACCAGGCATTAATAAATGATAAAAGAGATTTTAATAAACAGCCAGGATACCATTTTCATGTATGCTATAAACGGCCTAAAAAAACGGCACCAGGAGATAAAATGTATTTCCAACATGATAATAAAATAATGGGCTATTGCGATATATTATCTATTAAGAAAATTAATGATGAAGTGCAAACACAACTTGTGGGGCAATTATGGCGATATAAAAACAAAATAATAATTACATGGTTAAAATCATGCTGGTATAAAAAGCCGATAAAATATATTAAAGACATAAAAAAATGGAAGTTTAAATATTTTGATTTACAAAAACTTTTAGGGAATAATAAAGAACCGGCATTAATCGAGATGGAGATACCATGCAAACAGAAACCAATAAACCAGAAAGAAGCTATCAAAATACTAAAGAAATAAATTTACGGGAATATGCTGACCGAAGTTGTAAAAAATGTTATGGTAGAGGATATAGGGGAGGACATTCTGATGGTTCGCCGATTGTTTGCGCTTGTGTTAAAAGAAATTATCGGGCTGGACGGAAGTATAGCATAACGCCGGAAACTCTGGTTAAGGATATTATAAGGATGGTTAAATCGTAAAATAAATTTATTTATAATAGCTAAGCAGGCAGAGAAACAGACAGACAGAAAATAGATAGGAGATAGATATGATTTTGAAGATTAAGAATCCAAAATGGAAAAACCGGTGGGAATATTATGAGAATATTAGCGAAATTGCGGTTGGTAAAGATCAATATTATGTAAATGAGGATGGAGATGTTTTTCATACAACAGGAAAAAAGGAATCAAAAGAATCAGGAGAGCGGGTAGAAATAGATATGAATTTTATATCTATTCCTACAGCCAATACTGGTATAACTGTTTGCTTTTGTAAGCGAAATGGAATAGAGTTAGCAATAGCATTTGATCCACGAGCAGATGTATATTTACTAAACAACGATGGTAAAATGATAGAAACATTATAAAAATAGTTTACTTGGCTATTTTATTAAAAGATAGAAGTGAAAGATGCTAAATCGTAAAGAGGGTTTATAATTATGAAAATGCAAAGTCGTATTGTTTATAGATTGAAATACAGGATTAATTCTCACAAAAGAGTGAATAAAATAAAAACGCTTATTCTTTGTTGTAGCGAGTGGTTATTAAACAAATTATGCGGGGTATCAATAGAAATGCACTTAATTAATAGTGAATTCGAAAAAGTATTTAATCATAAAGAGGATTTATAAATAATGTGTGATTTATGTGAATTGAAAGGTTGTCCGTTTAAACTAACAATTTGTAGTACATGCGGGATACCATTAATAGTTTCAACAATTCATAAACCGGAGTTTTCAAATGCAGAAAAAGAATTAATTCAGAAGATATTCGTAGGTAGAAAAATACGTTGGGAGTAACGCCAAAACAAAGAACACGCTCATTGTCATATTTTATTATAAAAAGATTTATAATAAAAGGAGGTTGGAGATGAAAAAAAGAATAGGATTTAAAAAGCGATTTATAGAATTACTATTAAAACTTTCTATTTTAAATTATAAAGAATTATGTTTAATCGGAGCAAAATTGTTTGAAAAGGAAGCTAAACTAAGAGGAGAAAAACCAATCAGAAGAGGAGTTTTAAATGCCGATCCCAACTGTAAGACCTAATGAACAAGAAAAGAAATTTATTGCCCGTTGTCTATCTGATCCTACTATGGTTGCAGAATATGAGCAAAAAGTAAGAGCTGGTATATGTTACAGCCAATGGCGGAAAAGTAAAGGAATAAAAGAAAGTTTAAAACAAGGTGCAAGCGGTGACATTATTCTTGCCAATACTGGACAATTAATTTCAGATGGATATAGTAAAGAGGTAGCCGAGATAATAGCAGAGTTTTATGCAAATGGTGAATATTGATGTTTGAAGGATTAAAAAGACGCCGACTTGATCAAATATTAGGAATCAAGCAAACAGAATTAGCAATTAAATATATTGAGCAATTGGAAGCGGAAACATTAAAATCGCTGGATAGTCTGAAAGACAAAGATGAAGATCAGTGGATCGAATTGGGAGCTTCCAGCGAAAAAGAATTAAGTGAGACAGATAGTACAACCCTCCGGCAACAAGCTACTAAATTTTATTATAAAGAACCCCATGCAAGAAATATTATTCGATTAATTGAGAAATATGTTGTGGGCCGGGGATTTCAAATATCGCCAATGTCTACCCTTGAATCGGTGGTTGATGTTTGGAAAGAATTCTGGAAACACAACAGGATGGATTTGCGCAAAAAAGAAATTGTACGACGGCTTATGCGAGATGGTGAAATATTCATTCGATATTTTGATGATGGTGGGATAATAGCTGTACGCTTTATGAATCCAGATAAAATAAATGATCCCGATAAAGAAGATGGAATAGTTGGGATTTGTACACATGGGATTGAAACCGATAAAGATGATATTGAGAATGTATTGGCATATTGGTACAAGGGCAACAGGATACCTGCCGAAGAAGTAGATCATAATAAAATAATGGTTGATTTTGATGTCAAGCGAGGCCGATCATTTTTAGAAATAATTGCACCATTAGTAAAGATGTATAATGATTGGCTCAAAGATCGGATGAGATTAAATAAGGTTAGAGCGGCGGTTGGATTAGTAAAAAAAGTAACAGGCACGCCGACACAAGCGGCCAACATAGCAATGGCAGACAGGATTAAAACCAGCAAACAGTTGGCACCTGATAAAACATCTTATCATAGAGCACCGGAAGGGGTAAGTGTTTTCACTACAAACAAGGGTGTTGAATATGATATGATGGCACCTAAATTACAAGCGAGCGATGTGAGATATGATGGTAGGGCTATTTTATTAGCGATAGCCACAGGAGTAGGGATGTCTGAATGTATGATTAGCGCTGACAGCTCTAATGCCAATTATGCGAGTTCGCTGATTGCTGAGGGCCCGGCAGTAATGGAGATTGAGGATTGGCAAGATTATTTTTCGATAGTATTTGAAAATATTTTTGAGAGAGTTATTAAACATGCTATAGACAGAGGCAAACTGCCGACCCATGAAATATATAAGAAGAAAATGCCAAAAGAAAAAAACGGCACAACTATAACAGTAGAGGAAGAGGTAAGAGAGCCTGTCAGTACAGAATGCAATATAATATTTCCTGAGATTGTAGCCAGGGATATAAAAAAACTATGTGAAGCTTTGGTGTTGCAAAGAAACGAAGGTTGGATTTCAGACCATACCGCGGCCGCCGATCTTGACCGGGACTATGAAGCAGAACAGGAATTAATCCGGCAAGAAGAAGAAAACGAAACGGGCGGTGAGGCACCATTACCAGAAGACAAAGAAGATGAGGCATTCAGGAAAGCAGCAAAAGAAGAATTACCAAAAGAATGACAATAGATGAAGCCGATAAAAAAAATAAAGCCGCTATATTAAAAGGCCGTAAAGTGCATCTATCTTATCAGGAGGTAAGTGAAAAACAATTATGGCGGACATATAAAAAGGCTGCCGGGAAGATCGGCACTAAAATAATGCTTGAAGAAGCGCCGATACCAAAAGCGAAATTAAGAGTATTATTAAATAGCATAGATAATGAAATAAAACGGTTAGATAATCGAGTATTAAATTCTATTAATGTTGCAATAAATAAATCGGTTAAAATGGGAATAGATAACTCGATAGATCGGTTATCAGTATACAGAGATTTTATGCCGGCTACTTTTGTTATTGATCCGACATCTTCAGTATTTAATAGTATTTACCATGATGCAATAAGAGCATTATTTCGCAGACCGCTTGATGGTATTGAATTAAGTGAAAGAGTATGGGATGTCCATAAAACAACTATAACTCAAATAAGACGATTAATAGCTAAAGGTTATTTATATGGCGAGCCGAGTTATTCTATTGCGCAACAAGTAAGGCGAATGTTATTAATATCCGATTCGGATATGAGAACAAAAAAATGGAAAGCTTTTTTTAAAGAGCATCCTCCGGGTCGGGGAGTTTATAAGTCTGCTTATAAAAATACTGAAAGAATTATGCGGACAGAAACAAATAATGCTTTCAGATTAGCGCAAAGTGAATATGCAAAAAGCCGGGCATGGATTACCGGAGTTAAGTGGAATAGAGTAGCCGGGGCAATAGAATGCGGGGAATGCGATACTTACGCATCACAGGATTTATATGGATTGGGAAGCGGTATTTATCCTGGTGGAGAAATACCAATATCGCATCCTCAGTGCTTATGTTACTTGACCGATGTTATAAGAAGAGATATTTTAAAAAGTGGAGCAACTGTAAATGTTACAAAAAGCACTTGACAAAAATATAATAAATAGAAAGACTATATATAGTAAGGAGTTTTTATAATGGGAAAAACCACTACGAAAGAAATGGGTAGGGTTAAAGTTGAACAAAAATATGTTAATCATATTGAACAAGGGTTATCTCTATCTGGTGGCGTGATGATGAATGAACTGGGAGCTAATCTTGCATTAAAGTTTGGCGGTTGGAAAAAGGCCATGGATGATGCAGGGAATCTTGATTCAGACACAAAGGTCAGGATTAGTGAAAAAAGATTAGTTGGAGAAGAACAGATTAAGGCGGCTTTATTAAAAGCAAGAAATGCACGCAAAGATGCGGAAGAATTAAGAAGAAAAGAAAACCATAAATATTTGAAAATTGTAATTGCTTACATAAAAGAAAATTATGGTGAAGAACGGCGGGAAATCATAAATGAACCAAATAGCAGATTAGTTGGTTATGGAGACCGGATAGAGATAGATAAAAACAGGCATCTGCATAAATTATGGTAAGTGGATAAAGTAACAAATAATGTTTTATATGCTGTTTATTTAGACCAGCAAGTTCAGAAAATATTAGAACAAGACTCAAGTCAGCGAGCATGGGCTGATGTAGATAAAAGTAAACTACCTAGATCGTGCTTTCTGTGGATAGAAGACCCTAATAAAAAAGCAACATGGCATTTACCGTATCGGGAAGGCACGGGCGGACTAGATCCCGATACAAAAATGTATCGCAGCGCAGGGCCGGTTAACCTTGGCGCTCTACGAGCTATTGCTGCTGCTTTGGGCGGGGCAAGAACCGGCACGCCAATGAAAGTACCTTCTGAAATAAGATCAAAAATCAAGAAATTACTCCAAAGATATAATATAGGCGAATACAAAGAAAACAAGCAGGGGGATAAAGTGGATATTGAAATTAGAGAAGCTATAATTGATAGACAGTTTGTAGAAAACAGTATTGATAAAGAAGCACGAATAATAAAAAATGTTGCTATCTTACGGCCAACATCTTCTAACACATATATTAAGGGTACTAAAGGCACAAAATTTTCAGAACAGGCATTAAAAGATATTGCAAAATTGATAACTGGAAAGAAATTTTATATAGATCATGCGAGTGAAAGTGAGGATCGAGATAATAGAGGCGTTCGGAAAACAAGCGATTTAGCTGGATATTTTGAAAATGGCCGATTAGAAAACAATGTTGTAAGAGCTGATATTCATTATTTAAAAACAAATGCAGAAAGGCTTGAAGATCTAGTTGACAACATGGCCGATAAAGTGGGATTATCAATACATGCTTTCGGGCCGATGAGTATAGATCGAGATAATAATGTTGGCGTTACGGAAAGCATTAGCAAATTAGCATCCGCCGATCTTGTAACCGAGACAGGATCAACAATAAATCTATTTGAATCTAAACATGGAGAGGAAGAGATTGAGGAAATGGATTATACAAAAATCGAATTAAAAGAGCTAAAAGAATCACGGCCTGATATTATAGAGGCTGTGCAGAGCGAGGTAAAAGAGAATATGCAGAATGACGAGGAATTAAAAAAACTCAAAGAATCTAATGAAACTTTAACCAAAGAAAATATCGACTTGAAAAAAAAGGTTGATGAAGCCGAGGTTAAAGAAGCTGCCAGAAATCGAGAGGTGAAAATTCTTGAATTTATCGAGGTGTCAAAGCTAAAAGATAATAAAGAATTTGTAACACCAAGGTTTATGGAATCTTTGAGAGATGGAAAAGATGAGGCGGATATAAAGGCTCTCATCGAGGATCGAGTAAAATTGATCGAAAAGTCACGAGAAGGCGTCAATGGCATGGGCGATGAAACCAATACTGATGGTGAGCAGACCCAAGAAGTCCTTGAGGCAAAAAAGAAAGAGTACGAGGCAGTTATAAATGAGTAACAAAATGCGATACAGATGGGGCCCGCTTGTTTTGAAGTGGGTTGATAAATCTGCAACTGTAGATGTTGAACAGGGCGATATGCTGAAATGGGTTGCTGGTGGAACAGTAACTCCATGTACTACATCTGCTGATTCAAAAAATCTGGTTGGGATTGCTATGAGTGCATCCCCGACAAGTGATGCGAGTGGCCAGAGTGTAAGAATGGCAGAAATCGGGCATGGTACGGTTTTTGAAATGACCGTTGACGATAGTTCAACATATACTGTTGGCACATATTTTAAAATTACCGGAAATCAGACGCTTGATTCGATGGGAGAAATGACTACCATTTCTTCTTCAGCGACTAATGCGGTGGCGGTAAGCATCCAGGAATTGGGAACAGCAGGAACAGAGGTTCTAGTGCAGTTCTTACCTGGAAAATTCCAGGCTGAAATATTGGCGTTATAAGGATTATCTAATGAATTATACAAGACTTAAAGAATTATACGAGAGCGACGGAGAAAAAAGGTTCGCTGTCAATATGCTTAACATGATCCATGAGGGGAAACTCAACGCCGAGAATTTTTCACTCAAGGGACTGTGGGAAGCAATGGGAAGACCGGATTTTGCAAGAGATAGAAACATCTTAGACAGAGCGGTAACCGAGGCAGAATTTAAAGAGGCCGTGGATAGCTCGACTTTCCCGAAAATAACTGGAGCACTAATTAACAAAGTGGTGCAGGAAGCCTATGATCTGGAATATGGCATAGGTTTTCAGTTGGTTACAAAAATACCATCTACTCAAAAAGATGATGTTATTGTCGGTTTTGCTGACGATGATACCATGCAAGAAGTGCCGGAACTGATGCCTTATCAGGAAGGTTCGGTTACTGAGAAATATCATAAAGTTAAAAACAGAAAATGGGGTCGGATTATTTCGGTGTCTGAAGAAATGGTAAAATTCGACAAGACACACCAGATTGTAAACAGAGCAAGGCGTGTTGGGGAAATGGCAAAAGCGAAACAAGAGGAAATCATCATAAGTGCAGTTACGGAATATGTTTCTACTGGTGAATATGCCTCATGGCGGCCGGGCGGAACAGCAACTACATTATATAATTCAGCATCAGCTGATCCCTATACCAGCGATACGCTAAACAACTTGGGAACCAATACGCTTGCCGATGAAACCGATCTTGATGCAGCAACTGCGGCTATGGCTAGTTATACGGATGAGAATGGAACTTTACTGGCATTAGTACCGAAAGTTTTATTTACTTCGATGGCCCTTATGGGTGTCGGAAGGACAATTACCAGATCGAAACAGAATGTTATATTGACTGCGCCTGCGGGCAATTTCAATGTGTATTCTCAAGAAATGGGAATTAAGCATCTTTACAGTCCGTATGTGGATAGTCTGAAGGGTGCTAAATATTGGTATTATGGCGATCCAAAAAAACAATTTGTTTATACTGAAGTATTTCCTCTTAGGACTTTTCAGGCTAAGAAAGGGAATGATCAGGAATTCGAGAGAGATGTTCTTTTTCGCTTTAAAGCCCGGTTCATGGGCGGCTGCGGAGCGATAACAAATCGCTATGTGTTTGCCTCCACCGGCGCGAGTTAAGAGGTTATAAATGAGTACTGTAACTGATATGCTGGCTACTCTTGATGCAAAAATTGCTACTATTATAGCAAGTCCTAATGACATTGCATCTTATAAATTGGGCCAGAAATCGGTTAATAAAAGCGAGATTTTAAATACTTTACTGAAGGCAAGGGCTCAATATCAGGCCCTTGCCGAGGTAGAGCCGTATGAAGACATCCGGCATGTTGCGTTGGGTGTCGATGAATTTGGCGTTGATATATCCGAATATATCGGAGAGACAATTGCATGATTCGGAGGGAAGATACAGTCAATATTATTAGCGATGATCCCGAGGGAGCGGTAGCGGTAACAGTATATTCGGCTACTATTGATTACGAATCAAGGCCGCATGTTGAAAGTACAAGTACGGTGGTATCATCGAGCACCGTGATGTTTTTTCCATATCGGGGAAGATCGGATCGGGAAGGTAAAGGAATTATTTCCGAAGCAACCGATTTGATTATGTTCCCGTGGACATCGACCGTATCAACCATGCATCGAATTAGAAAAAATGCTGCACCGACCGATTATTATGAGGTATTACAGATTGATGTATTCGAAGATCATAAAGAAATATATGCCAAGAAAGTGGAGAATAGATAATGCTGCCAGGAAAATTAACAATAGGACATATCAGAGCAGCCGAGGCTAGAGGAGAAAAAACAATCAGGTATATGCGGCAGGTATATACTTTGGAGGAATTATATGGCCTTGCAGGGATTAGAAGAATTACAAAAAAACCTGCGGAGAGTAGACAACTGGACGAATCCGGCGATAAAAAGAGCACTGGAAGACGCAGCCGGAAATACGATAAATCATATCAAGACGAAGCAGGAGCATCTTTGGGGAAAATCTCTGGACAAGAAAACAGTGAAGGCGCATCCACATAAACATTTTTATGTGTGGTCGCAGGATTTGATAAATTCGATTCATAGAAGCAAGGTCAAGGTTTTTAGAAATGGAGCTGAAATAGAAATCAGAGTTGGGATGGATTATGGGGCTCTGGTTGAACTGGGAGGGCCGAACAGACGGGCTTATCCTTTTTTAGTGCCTGGGCTGGAGGATACGCAAGGAGAAAACATTAGAATAATGGCAAATGAATTGTCGAGGGTGTTTGGGTGAATGATTTAAAGGATCAGGTTTATAATATATTAACGGGTGATTCGACTTATTTAGGATTGCTTGGTGATCCTGCTGCTGATCCCTACAGAACTTTTTATATCCAACCGCCGGAGAAACCAGATTTGCCAGAAGTAATATATCGGTTTGGTAATGTGGTAATATCACAAGAGGATTTTGATTGTCGGATAATGAGAGTGTCTTTGACTGTTACAATATGGACACGGGATACCAGCTATGAAACGATAGCTGAAAGAATAATCCGGTTATTGAATCAAATGCCAAACAATGACAGTTATGGTATACGGATTATAGTAGATACCATGACCGAAGAATTATACGATGAAGATTTGAATGCTTTTGGAAGAGCAATTATTTTCCAGGTATTCTATCGGAGGGAAAGAATATGAGTACAACAGTAGCGAAGAAAATCCCCATAGGGCCCGTTCAAATTTATTGGAATGATGTCCGGATGGGAAGCCCGAAAAGTCAGGCGAGTTTTCGTTATTCAAAAGAAACCGTTCAGGCCGGATTAGAAGATCATGGCGTGAATGTTATATCACGAAAAACCAAAGAAGTAATGGAGATAGATGTTGTTATTGCCGATTTTGATCTTGCCAACATGAGATATGTATATGATGCTGCAACAGGGTTTGATGCAGTCGGGACCATATCGACAACGGCTTACAGTGCAACATCAAGCTCGATACAACGATATCGGGAAGAACAAACTTTAGCAGGATATGCTTCAAACACGCTAGATCGAGCTGGATATATTTCTGGCACAATTAATGTTTGGAGTCCGGGTTTTGCGACTGCTTATGTGAGAGGAACAGATTTTACTTCTACGGCAGCAAGCGGAACAATTGCAAGAATAACAGGAACCACCATCGGTGATGGCGATACAGTTATTGTCGAATATAATAAAACATCTACAGTTTCTATATTGTCGGGCGGTGGCCAACTTGCCGATTTTGAAGCCGAATTAAAATTAGTACACATTCTTGATGGCGGCAAAGCACTACAGTTCAAAGGCTTTAGGGCAAAGCATATAGGTTCATCGGATGCTGCTATTTCTATGGCGGCAGAATTTTCGGGTATTCCCATGACATTCCATCTGTTAGGTGATTTGTCAAAAAATCCAGGGAAACAATTATTTGAATGGAGCTTGGAGACTTAATGGTAAAAACGGAAAACAATCGGGGTGAATTTATAACACAAACTCAGGAACAAAGAAATAGAGGCGTATTAGCAGCGTGGTTACCTAAGTGGGCATGGTCTACTGCGTCGAATTTCAATTTGGTCAAAAAAGAATTTGAATCTGGCAAAGAATATGATTTAAGTAGTTTTAAACAAAAATATAAAGGGCCAGCGGTAATTGTAGGCGCAGGGCCAAGCTTGATTAAATATTTGTCTATTTTAAAAGATTGTAAGCTTCCTTTTTTTGTGCCGGAAACAATGGCGTCGGCTTTTGTTTATCATGACAGGCAACCGGAATATATAGCCGCCTATGATGGTGGTGCCGCGAAACTTTATTTGCAAAATTATAATTGGAAAGGTTCGGTTTTATTAACGCATCCGGCGGTTGATTCGACAATGCTTAAATGGTGGAAATGGGCAAAAATATATTATTTAATGATGCACGTGCCGAAAGTTGAAACAACGGGAATTGAGGGCAACTGGACTATGCAGGAATTGGTAGAATATGTAAAGGGACAGGCTTTTGGATCGGAGTTTTTCAGTTTTATAAATCCGATCTTATTTCCTTATATTACGGCAAGAATTTTAAATGCTGGCTGTGTTGTTAATAATATGGTTCAGACTGCGCATTTTATGGGCTATGATCCTCTGTTTATGGTTGGTTGTGATTTCGGTTATCCTTGGGGGATAAATAGAACAAATGAATACAAAATCCCGTGGCGTTTTCCGTTTGAGCCAAGATGGTTATGGAAAAAAAGATGGATAGAAAATGAATGTGTTTGTATTGATAAATTAAATAGACCATTGCATATGGCTGACAATGGTATTCAGACGACGGAAGAGCAGATAGAATATAAAATTGCATTAATGAGCATTTATAAAATAGACAGACCGCAGTTGTTTGATTGCAGCGAAGGAATAATAACAGAATTCCCCAAAGCTGATTTTAGAGAGGTTGTAAAAAGAGATGGAAAAGGATTTGAAAAACAATACAGAACTGATCCAGAGATTATCAGAGTCGCTGACGATTTTTACAGTAGGATCGAAAAAAATAAACATGAACGAAATGGCAATCGGAAGAGCGAAAAAGTTTGTCATACTGATAACCCAGACAGTTGAAGGATTAAAGGAAAAATTAAATCTGCCGACTGATCGGAAAGGTAATGTCAAATGGGACAAGATAACCTTACAATCTTTGATTGATGAAGGCGGGGAAATTGTTTTTAAAGAATTAACTGCGGTTCTGAACTTTCTGTTTGAATACAGAAATGATAATTATGAGGCATTAACAGTTGAATGGGTGGAAGATAATATGTCTTTTAGAATATTGAAGGAAATATTATTGGAGGTGGCAAAGCAGAATCAAATGAGCTGGTTGCCCCCTTTTTTTCAATCGAAGTTCAGCGAGGTACTGATGAAGTAACGACGGATGTAGACGTTTATGAAGTCTACCATGTTTTCATGCAAATCTATCCTGCTTATTCTGTCAAAAAAATAGAGGATGAATTATCCTGGCGAGAGGTGAAAAAATTGATGGAAATAAGTAATAATAAAATATCAACAAATACTCGAATTGCCAGGCTGGAAATAATGGTGTCAAAATATTTGGGATTTACCTTTGAAGATAGAATCCAGGATGACAAAACCTTGATAAACACCTTAAAGGGAATGGGATGGCTATCATAAAGAGGACAAGATGGCTATAAAGGTCGGTGAATTATTCGCAACATTAGGACTCGATAAAAGTGGTTATACTGCTGGTCTTAAAGATGCAGGAAGTGAAGCTTCCACTCTGCAAAAAGCCACTGATAAAACTTTTGGATTGATAGCTAAAGCCGCAAAAATTGCTTTTGCTGCTGTAAGTGCTGTTGTTGTCAAATCAGTAATTGATGCAACTAAATTTGAAGCACAAATGGCTAATGTTGCAACCATGCTTGATAAACGTACCATGCCGATGTTGGACCAATTTAAGAAAGATATATTAACTGCTAGTAAAAGTTTTGGTGAAGGAACTAAAACACTAACCAAAGGATTGTATGATATTTTATCTGCAAGTATACCGGCCGAGAAAGCGATTGATGTTTTAAAAGTTTCTCTATTGGCCGCTAAAGCAGGCATGACAGATACGGGGGTAGCGGCTGATGTTATAACAACTTTAATAAATGCTTTCGGAGATTCAGCGGAAAATGCAAATTATTATTCAGATGTTTTATTCACGACGGTTAAGAGAGGAAAAATTACTTTTGGAGAATTAGCATCATCAATAGGTACGGTAGCAACCTTGGGAGCCAAAGCTGGAGTCAGTGTACAAGAACTAGGCGCCATGATGGCTATTTTAACCAGGAATGGTTTAGATAGTTCAATAGCGTCTACTGCTTTAAGAGGCGCATTAACCGGATTATTAAAACCATCTGAAGAGGCAGTTGATACAGCCAGGGAGTTGGGAATCGAATTCGGCTTATCGGCAATAAAAGCACATGGCTTTGAAGGAGTGATGAAAGATCTAGCTGGATTACCGGCAGATGTATTGACAAAATTATTTCCAAACGTGAGAGGTTTGACTGCTATTATAACGGCTGCTGATAGTATGGGCGATGAGATGCAGACCTTTACAGATATTATGGCTGATGGTAGTCCGACAATGGAAGCCTGGGAAAAACAATCCGGTACTATGCAGGTGGCATGGGATCGACTTAAAGCGACTTTTAAAGCTGTCAGCATTAATATGGGTGATAAGTTATTGCCGACAGTCAAAGATATTATAGATGCTTTCCGACAATGGCTTGATGAAAACCAGGATAGATTTATTAAATTTGCGGAAGACTTATTGGATTTGATTACAAATCTAGTAACTACTATCGGTGAATGGAAAGAGGTTATTATTGCTGCTGGCATTGCTATTGGCGGATTAATGGTAGCGCAAAAAGTCGCAGGAGTTATTATAGCATTAAATGCGGCCTTTGCGGCTGGTGCTGGGCCGATTGGATTGGTAATAGCAGGATTGAGTACATTAGTATATTTGTTTTTAAAAGTAGCCAAACATTCTAGGCAATTAAAAGATGATCAGGAATTGGTTGATTCTGCCATGAGCGGATCGGCAAGATCGGTTGAAGATTATGATGAAGCTCTTGAAATATTAAACAGACGGATTGAAGAGCAAACAACAGAATATGAAAAATTAGCAGCACAAAAAGGAAGCGGTATATCTTTTGGACGATCTTTGAATAAAATAAACGAAAAAGAAATAGAAACATTAAAGGCGCAGAAGGCAGAAATAGAAGCCAACCGAGAAGCAAGAGCAAGAGCAGACGGCCAGGCTGAATTGGCAATGAAGCAAAAAGCCGATGCTGAAATGAAAGCCTATATAGAGGAACAAAAAAGAATACAGGCGGAAATAGCAGCGGATGAGACCAGAGAGCAGGCGGCCAGAGATGCGGCAAGAGCAGAAGCGCAAAGATTAGCAGCAAAACTTAAAATAATGGATAAAATCCGTGAAGCCGAAATGACCGATGAAGAACGGATAAAAGCAAGAGCAAAATATTTAAGAAAGTTGGGAATTGCTGAAGTAGATATAATTAAAACTTTAAAAATCGAATACGCTGATTATTATAAAAAGATAGAAGAAGCAGAAGACGAGGCAATAGAAAGAGCAGATAGACAAAGAGAAAAACAAGAAGCATTATTAATAGCAAAACTAGAATTAGCAGATGGCACAGTAAAATTAACTAAAGCAACAAAAAAAGAAACTGAAGCAAATGAAGATGCTACAGATGTTAATTTTGATTTAGAGAAATCATTCAAAAAACTTAAAATGAGTGCTGCTGATTGGAGCGATTTTTTAGCAACATCTTTTACGTCTGCTTGGGAATCAGCATGGTCTACTACAAAAGATTTCGCTGGACAAATAAAAGATGCGGTAAAAGGTTTGTTTGCTGATTTGTTACGTGCTATTGGGAAACAACTTATAGTAGCTGCTGCCGGATATGCCTTGACATTACAATGGGGAAAAGCCGCATTAGCTGCTGCTACTAGCGCATTAGCATTTATTGGAGCATCGTTTATCGAGGGATTAGAAAAGGGAGGGTTGGTAGGAGATAAATATAAAGGAATTGAAAAAAAAGCCGCTGGTGGATTATTTGAAGGGAAGCCTGGAATTGATACAAATGTAGTAGCATTAACAAGCGGGGAATATGTCGTTAACAAAGATGCAACTGCTAAAAATCTTGATACCCTGGAAGCGATAAATGCCGGGGAGAGCGGCGGTATATCTATAATCCCGGCTCCAGTTATGATTTCAATAGATGGTAGAGAGGTCGGCAGAGGGGTAATAGAATTTCTTACCGAGGAATCGGATCGGGGTAGTTTTCGGATTAATCCGAAAGTGGTAAGGTCAAATATATGAGCATAATACATTATAAATACAGAAATCAAATCGACGAAGGTACAGTATATCGATATAGTTCTCAACTTGCAAGTTTACCGGCAGCTAATATTCAGAATGAAATATTATCGAAAATATGGCGGACTGATTCTAATTTTGTAATAACTGCCTATAATGATAATTTACCTTTCCGGGATACTTCTACGGGAACCGTTTTAAATTATTCCATTCCGTCGGCTACTTATACAGGAATTCTATTAGCAGCTAAAATGCAATCAGGATTAAATAGTGTTGGAGAATCTAATCATATAGCAACTTATGATACAGCAACTCACACTTTTAATATCGGCCGGGCAAGCGGAACCTTTTCTTTAATGTTTGGTGATACAACTTATAAAGATACTACTGTTGCTGTTATAACCGGATTCGGGCATGGTACAAATTTAACCGGAGCGGCAAACTATACTAGTACTTCTTCCACTCTGGGTAATGAGCATGAGATTATAGTTAATTTAACAAGTACTTGTTCTATTTCATGTTTTATAATCGATAATCATAAATTTAGCAGTACGGTAACAATAAGATTAAGGGGAACGAATTCAACGGCTACTGATTTTAATGGCGGCTGGAATGAAACATCGACAATATCATTGAGTTCAACAGTATCTTATAATGCGGATAGAATATCAGTTGAATTTACAGAAGCAAACTATAAAGCTCTACAGTTATATTTTTATGATCGGGATAATAGCTATTCTGATATAGGCCGGTTGTGGGCAGGTGTTTATTTTGCGCCAACCCATCAGGCTACTAATACCATATCATTTAGCAGCAAAAAACTTGACCATAGATCGACTGTATTTGTAAGCCAGGCAGGTGCTTCTTTCTTTGACAAAAAAGATCGGCTATTGGAATATACAATACCGACTCCGCCATTAGACCAATATTATGATGCGGCGACAAAGACCGGATTTGAAACTATGCTGGATGATATTGGAAATGATAAATCTTTTTATATTTCTCTAGATCATAATGTTGATACCAGTACGGTTTATGTTTATTTGCTTGGCGATCCGAATTTTAAAAGATTAAAAAATACGACTATATTTAATTTAGGCGATTTAAGGTTTAGGCAGCAGAAATGATAACGACTTTTGCTAAATTAATAACTACTCCAGGAACTAAGAAGATATTCTTAGTTGAAATTCAACCGGCGCAAAGAATATCCGGATGGGCTTTATATTCCGGTAGTATTTATCGGTATGAAGTCGGTACTATCCATGTTCAGTCGGTTACTGAAGATGGTGATACCTTAACAGAAAAGTCATCTATTGCTGCCATTACTGCGGGATCATGGTATTATGACGGAACTTATATTTATTTGCAATCTACATCCGGCACACCTTACCAGAATATAATAGTTGCTAATTATAAAGTTTATTACGGGACAGAAGGGAAGACTTTTAATGACTATTATTATCAGCCTTTTGTTGCGGGTATTCCTAAAATTGTACAAAGCAAGCCGGAGTTATATTGGGGCGTTTCTATTGTCAGTAACGGAACTGTCCGGCTTTATAATCATTATGGGCATTTCGACAATATCTTTGAAAGTTATGCTTGGGAAAATGCAACGATTACTGTCAAGATCGGTGGTGAAGATTTACCATATACAGAATATGCAACTATGTTCGACGGCAAGATTGTCAAGAAAAACATGACTACCGGGGAAATAGTATTTGATTATGAAGATAGAAAAAGAGAAATAGAAAACAGTCTGCCATTAAACAGATTCAATAAAACCGATTATCCGAATTTAGATTCTGAAGATGTCGGGAAACCAATACCGTATTTATGGAGCACCTGTTATAATGTGCCGGTTGTTTGCACAAACAGGGCGGAAACCACCAGCACGTATAGTTTTAAAATTTGCGATACTTCAACCCATTCGATTAATGCCATATCCACTGTGTATGTGGCAGAAAATGAAGTAACAGCAACATCTACAAGCTTAACGGCGGCAACTTTTAATTTGCATACAAGCAGTTATACACCAGGTGATGAAGTAACGGCGGATATTATAGGATATATGAGCGGGACAGTAATAACAAATCCGATCGATATAGCACAGGAAATAACCGAGCTATTAGGAATCACTGATAGCGATTGGGATACTACAGCAAGGGCGGCAGCAAGAGCAGAGGCAGAGGCGAATCATGCAGCTATTGGTTTGTTTGTTGGAGAATATATTTCCGGTCTTGAATTAATGGCTGATATTATGAAATCTATCATGGGGAATTTCTATTCCAATAATGAGGGCAAATATGCCATATCAGTTTGGAATGTGGATATGCCTGCATCGCCAACCCTGGTTAGCGATATAGAAATAAAAAATATAAAAGCTTGGGCGGAAACCGATGAGATACGGAAAGTTATAAGATGCGGATGGCGTAAAAATTGGGCCAAAGATACTTATTCTTATGACCAAAATACAACAGCGCAAACAGAATATATTTATGATATAAAAAAGACCAGGACAATAAATACTTTGTTGTGTTCGCAGGCCGGGGTTAATTTATTTTTAAGCCACATGGAATTGTTATATCGAAATGCGACAAATCTAATATCGTTTACCAGCAAGCTTTTATTGGCGGAAAAAAATATTGGCGATAGATTTGTATTGTCTTTCAGGCGGCGACGGTCAGATAGTAATTATGAATGGATAGATTCGAAAAATGTCGAGATACAAAAGATCGAGAAAGATTTTGACAAATCGGAATTTAAGATCATAGTCGATGATCTCAAAAATGTGGGGCAACGGGTGGCTCACTGGGTTGCAGATGATTGGGCTTTTCCTGAACTGTTGGGTGGCGGTACAATAACAGAATGGGATAATGATTGGAATGAATCACAAAAAAGCTGGGCTCTCTCACAGGGCGGATTCTGGACAGACGACGATGGTATAATATCTGATGATATTACGACTTTGGGTTTTTCATTGTTTTGGTAAGGAGGAAATATGGAATTTACAAGCAGTACAGTTTCGATCGGTGCTTCAACTCGTAAGGCAGATTACGATAATCTCCTTGAAAATACACAATATAATAAAGGCCGACTGGATACGGTATATAGTGGGACAAATACTTTTGCGGGGGCTAAGACATTTAGTGATGCAGTAGTTTTGAGTAGTACAATAACGATTGCGGAAACAGCAACACTCTCTGTTCATCCTGAATTACCAGGGATAGATAGCAACACTTCAACTAGCGGGGTATCTATACAGGTAGGTTATGATATTTCGGGTACGGTAAGCTTAAGAAGATTATATACAAAAATAATAGAGATTGGCGATTGGAATATGGACACAACTCCTTATAAATATGTGCTACATGGTATTGTTGATAATATGAAAATTAGGAAAATAACCGTAATGATACGGAATGATGATAATAATGCTCTTTATGAACTCGATAGTTATAAAACAAATGAAAATGATTCAACTGTACATGGTGGAATAAATGCAATATCTTCTGATGGACTAAATATATATTTAACTAGAAGATTGGGTGGGTTTTTTGATTCATTGGTTTTTGATTCAACTTCTTATAATAGAGGATGGATAACAATACAATATGAAGAATAAAATCGTAAACCGGCTTTACAATTTAGGCTTTTATAATGCAACAAATTGCATTAAGATAATATAGGAGAAAACAATGACTAAAAGTAATTTAAAATCAATTCATGACCTTGTACATTATACAGACGAGGACGGATATGAACATCTATTGCCATTTGATTATGTAAGTGAATCACTAAAAACAGTAAGCCATACAGAAAATATGATACATAATGGCAAATTATTTGTTGCTTGGGGACAAATTACTAACTTAGCAGCCGATGGCACTTATGACATAATTCTTAGAACTCCGGCAAGTACTACAGCATATGTTCACATTTTAAAACTTGAAGGTTGGACTGACGGTGGTCAATGCAGATTACAAATCTACGAATCACCAACGACAGCAACCAGCGATACATCTTTTACTCCAATTAATAGAAATCGGTTATCAAATGGTGTGTCGGGAGTGAAGATAGAAACTTCTGGCACAGTGACAATCGGGGCAGCGACACAAATCAATCAAAAAATATTTGGCGGTGGTACAATTGGAGCATCTGATCTTGGCGGAGACACCGGGCTCGCAAGGGCGTCATATATTCTAGATACTTCGACGACTTATGTGATACGGTCAGTAAACAAGGCTGTGGATTCATCGACGGTTTCTATCTTTTTGTTATGGTCGGAAAACGGGAAGGGGCTTGAAAGTTAATGCCTTGGGATACCAGCACTGTTAATTTAGGCACACCTACTCGAAAATCGGATTATGACCGGCTGATGGATAATATTATCGATCTGGCAGGTAGCGGAAGAACTACGGAAACGGTTAAAGGTAATTATGATCTTATCGCAAATGCGATAAAAACAACGGCTGTTGACTATACTGTATTGGATGATGATGGATATAAGGTTATTTGGGTTACGGCATCGGCTACAATAACCTTACCGACAGCATCAATAAATCCGACTAGAGAATTGGAAATTGTAAATGCTGCTGCAAGCGGAACTGTAACAATAGACGGTGAAAATGCTGAAACTATTAGTGGTGCATTAACTGTAAAATTGCCAAGCAAATATGATAGATTAAAAATAATTTGTAACGGTACCGAATGGTTTTTAATTGGATTACAGGCAACTTATGAAACTGGATGGATCAATAGAAGCGATTGGACAAATGTACATCTTGGCAGCGTAACCACAAAGAATACCGATAGCAACGTTGCTCATAATCTTGGTGTGCCGTTATCTGATTTGTTGGTGAAGGTTTTAATCAGTACCGATGGGATAGATGCCAATAGCAATGAAGTAGATATGGGTTTTATTTTTCCTGGTAATGACTCCAGATATGGACACGGTATTATTGCAGTAGATAATGATAATATAATAGTTCAAACAGGATCCGGGGGAATGTCGTTAATGCTTGATAATGGAACTACAAATATACTGGACACAGATAATTACTATTACAAAATAGTAGTAAAGAGAATTATATGAAACTAGTAGTTGAAGGAATGGAAAGATATAAACGAATAATCAGTGCTGGTTATTCAACCTACAAGGTAAACGCCAATCAAGCTATAATTGAAATAAACGATGCAGATTGGAAAGGTTATCGCAAAGCAGATGTCCATTGGGATGATGAATTAAAAAAGATTATTGAAAAACCATATCCGTTAAGCACGGTGGAATTGACGGCGAAACAAGAGCAGGAAGATAAAGCAAATTATATAGATGCCATGCCAGATATTGTAAAAGAACTACAAGCTAAAGTGCAGGTACTTGAAGAAAAAATAAAAACAACTAAGGAGATTGCAAAATGACAATAAAGGAACTGCAAGATCATTCAGATAAAAGGGACGATATTCTTGAAGGCAAGCTGGATAAGATCGATTATTTTCTCAATAACGGGTTATCAGAGAAAATCATTAAAGGTATTACCGATTATCTTGATCAACAGATGGCAAAGAGGGTAAGGCTATTTTGCAAAGTATTCATCACTGCCGTTATTGTAACTTTGGTGAGCTGTGGATTAAAATTATTGTTTTTTTGAGGTGATGATATGATTGAATGGCTCCAGGTAATAAAAGCGGATATTGCAAGACTGGACAGAATGTCGGCTGCTGAAAAGTTTCGGTATTGGTGTTTAAAGCTTGTAGATGTACCTTATATATGGGGAGCCGAAAATTTATTCGGAGTTGATTGTTCTGGAACTATTTGTTTTTCCTTATGGATGTTGGGATTTAATATTCGACTTAATGCGCAAGGATTATATGAGCAAATATTCGTAAAGCCGGTTAACGATTATTCGGATAACCAGGCAACTATGGCCGTTTTTTATGGTCAAAACAAAATGACCCATGTAACGCCGGTAGTCGGTAGATATGTTATATTAGATGCTGTCAATATTAATGATCCGGCAAGATTAAAAACTACTAAAAGCGTGCGGGAATGGTATGAGCAAAGAGGATATAAAACGGAATGGCGGCAAATAGAATGGGATAAAATAAAAGAACTTTCTAAGCTGGATAAGAGTAGCTGGGATGTCGATCCTGCATTGAAATTATTGAGAGGTGTATGATGAAAGACATTAAAGAAAAAACCGCATGGGAAGTTATAAAAGATATTCCTGCTCGGCTGCTTAGATTGATTTGGAAACTGCTCTCCAGGAAAGGAATAGTGTTGGCTTTGACAGTATGGCTAATAAAAAGTGATACTTTCCCTGAAGGATCGGAACCATACATATTTGGATTTATTGTTTTATTGGTTTTGTTCGGGATTGAAGGACTCAAATTTTTGAAGGATTTAAAAAAGTGAAAAATCTGGAAAGAATAATCTTTTATAGTATACTGATTATAGCAATTATAATTGTAGGGATTTTGATTTATGAAAAAATTACTGATGATACTGTTGACCATCTTAATGATCATATTGCCGATCTACGGGCAGATAACGAACAGCTTACTGGAGAACTTGAATCTGTTAGAGAAAGAATTGTTAATCTCAAGGGCACACTCGAAGAATTTGAGCGAGAAAATAATAAGCTTAAAGAAATTATTGATCGAGGCTCAAAAATTACCGGAGAGGCAGAAGAAGAGAATCGAGCTATTGCAGAATCAATTGGACGATCTCTCATTATTGTTAGAAGCCTCAAAGCAGACTGTCAAGGACAATGAAGAAAAGTATGAGGCAGCTCTTAAAGAAATCAGGGCAGCACATATCCAGGATATGATCCAGGCGCAGATTAAGGGCTGGTATAAATTCGGTGCCGGAGTTTTGATTGGTGCCGGTATAATATCGATAGTTTGGATAGTCAAATAACGGCGATATACGGGCTCTTTAAATCGTAAAGTGGTAGTTTACAATAAAACTGCAAAATACCTATAGCCCTATCTACTTACCATGTATAGAGATACAAAGCATAGGCGAAAAACAGGCTGTAATAAGAACTTTCAAAAAAGCTGCTATCTATCTCTATATACCATAAATAGATACAATCATACTCTAAAAACGGCCGAAATAGGCAAGGTATATTAGTATCAAGTGCTTATCAAAGAAGGCTGTATGGCGATCCTCAGGCAATGTATAGGGCGGATATGGACTCAAAATTTGGATAATAGCAGGATATGTAGACATGCAAAAAGATATATTTAATTTTATAGTGATAAGCACATAATACTATCAATATGTTTAGTATAAATTCGATATTTTTTCATTTTTTCTCACTTTTTTACTTTGATAGGTAAAAAATACTTGACAGGTAATATTGGATATGCTATATTTAAGGTATGATCAAGATTAACAAGGAGGACAGAATGACCGAAAGACAAAAGGATATTTTAGCAAAATATGGAATTGATCCGGTTTTGGCTGGCGGGAAAGTGGTTGATGGAGAAATATATAAACCAGACGCCGATCCAGAACATCGTGGCAAATGCGCCATATGTGGCGTCGCTGGAGCCGTATGGATATGTGGTGCAGGATCATATCTATGTGCACGGCATCAGGATTCATATTGAGGATCATCTAACATCCTACTGGACGGCTCTCAAGTCAGAGCCGTTTGGCGGGCCTGTTAGGTCTGATGAAAAAAATTAGGAGGAAAGGGAATGATTAAATATCATGATCTAGAACAAGATGAGGATTTTTACATCCACGCTATGTATGCGGGGGTATCAATGGGGAAGCCATTTGAATTTGATGCTGTTTATCAATATGCAAAAAACCATAATAGTTGCATAGCAGTACTCGATATAGAAAAATCCGTTTGGTTTGACCCAGAGGATACTGCACCATTTACCAATTTTCTGTCTGAGAAATTAGGCGGTAATTATGGATATATTCTCAGAAATACATTGGTGGCACAATCCCCGATGGAGGCAATCAATTCTCCGGCGATTTGCTAACATCCTACTGGACGGCTCCCCAATTGGAGCCGTTTGGCGGTCTGTTAGACCTGAGAAAATATTAGGAGGGAATTGTATGAAAACATTAGTAGTATTGGATGGAAATTGTGGAGATGAGGCAGCAGAATATCGGGAATGGTTATCAGAAAATCTACCTGATGATGTTGAACTTGATTGGCAGGAACAGGTCTCTGGTGTCGGTGGTGGATTGTTTGATGAAAACGGGCATGAGATCACTAATCATTACTGGGAAATGTTTTGCAACAGCTAATATCGTATCAAATCGATGTCGAAAGATTAATGGTTTTATTGGCGCCTAGGCAACTAGGCGTCGAGTAAATCTTTTAAGCTTTAATAAATTATAGGGGGATTGAAATGGAATTAATTAAATACTTTTTTAATGAGTTAAAAAGGGATCATGCAATAGCATGGTTTAGTCAACATGGGTTTTGCATACATACATATCGTTATGTAGCTGGTGGTACATTAATTTATTGTATCAAATATTGGAAGTAACTTGATTAAATAAAAGGAGGTTAAAAATTGGAAGAAATTAAACAGACCCTGATAGATGAAGCTATTAAAAAGCATGGTAATATATTTTCTTGCGATGGGATGCAATTTAAGAATTGTTTTACTGAAGAAGAAGGGGCATTGATTTTCTGGTATAATGATAAGTCTGGCAGTACCAGAGTTATTACGAAAAATTTGTAAGGAGAAGAAAATGGAAAAATACAAGGTAAGTTTTTTGCCGACTAAAAGAAGTCGAAAAATGAGATCGTTCTTTCTGTATGCATCGAGTAATGATGCCGCTATTAAGGCCGCTAAAATCGGAATAAATCGCAGATTTCCTGATGGTAGGGTCATCAGCATTCAAGGGCCAGATCATGGATTTATTGATTTGCCGGGGAGGGTAAAATGAAAACGAAACATACACCAGGGCCGTGGATTGTGGAAAAACAAGATTCTATAGGATTAGTAATAAGATGGGATAATCCTTTTTCTCAAATATGTGTAATGCGCTGGACTGATGGATTGAATCCCGAAATAGAAAAAACTGTAATGGCTGATGCTAATGCAATAGCGGCAGTACCTGAGTTGATTGCAGCGTGTAAAACTGCCCTAGATATAATGAAACATATATCTACATTTTATGGATTGAGAACTACTATAGGCAGCATGGCGATTGATATGCTTGATGGTGCTATTTATACAAATGAAAAAGCTATTGCAAAGGCAGAAGGCGGACAAAATGAAGATAATAACAATTCGTAGAAATGGCGTTTTTATTCATTATGCCCGGGCTACAGAAAGACGGCATGAATGGGCAGTAAAGAATATTCTCATTCATATCGGCGATAATGTTTATTCCGATTTAGGATTGTCTTTTATCTGGGCAACATTTTTAGAAATTAACAAAAGGGAGATAAACAAAATATGATGAATTCCATTGAGATAAATAAAAATATCTTAAAAAGCAGATTACAGCGCACGGTTGATGTTGTCGATAGAATTGAATTGGAAAATTCTATCAGCATGTTAGATGGACTTGACAGTACGCTTAAAGATTATGTGCCGATAACAGCAACCAATTCAAGGTATTGTTAAATTGTAAAATCTGTTTACAATTAAGCTCTGGAGAAATCCAGGGCTTTTTTATTTGCGAATATAGTTAAAAACTACTTTACAAATATTTGAGTTTATGTTACAATGCATTTTATGGAGGTAATCATGGAAGAGGGTAAAGTTAAAAAATTAGCGCCAAATAAAAAAGGAATTGTCAAGCAGAAAAAAAACATAGTTTCGGTTAATCCTGAAATGTTGATAACAAAGGCTATTGAAAACGGATTGCCAGTTGAAACTATGGAGAAGCTGTTAGCTATGAGGCGGGAACTTAAAGCGGAAGCGGCCAGAGATGATTATTTCATGGCTTTAGCAAAGTTTCAAAAATTATGTCCGATAATTATTAAAAGTCGAGATGTAAGGGATAGAGATGGAGAATTACGATATCGATACGCTTCTTTAGATACGATTGTAAAAGCCGTCCAGGAACCATTAGAAGAGTGCGGTTTTTCATATATTATTAAAACAGAGCAAACAGACTTAGCATTTAAAGCAATTTGTGAAGTTCATCATGTTTCTGGACATTCTGAGTCAACAGATTTTATGGTTCCAATTGATCCCAAAGCCTATATGAATGCAGCACAAAAAGTAGCGACAGCACAAACATATTCAAAGCGCTATGCTTTTTGTAATGCTTTTGGGATTATGACTGGCGAAGAAGATATCGATGGTAGAGAAATAGATGAGGGTATGCCGGAAGGCGAAAGGCTGACTGCTCCGCCAAAGCCGAAAATTAAACCGCCAAAAGAAGAGAAATCTATTGATACCATGGTGGACGAGGCTTTGAACTGGCTGAATAGAGCGAATCTTTTTCCGTCGAATCAGCGGAATATATTGACAAACAAAGTAGCGGAATTAAATAAATCTGGAAATGTTGCGGCTTTAAAAGCTTTACTTGAAAGTATAGAGCGGCAGGCTAAAACATTAATCAAAAAAACAAATAAAGGAGAATAAAGAATGAATAATTTAATGATTGCATCTAAAGACATTGTAAGCGCAGAACAGGGATTGATTGGTAAGGGCGATAGCATAACACAAGAAATCCAAGCTATAAAAATTACCGATGAAATAACACAAGAAGCCGCTATTGTTTTAAAGCAGGAAAATCAAAAGTTTATTGTATTGGTACATGAGGCTTTTGATGAACTGGTAAGCGATGCGCACCAATTGCATAAAAAAGCGGTTGCAAAACTGAAAGAGAATCTTGCGCCTTTTGAAAATAATAAGTCGATAATTCAGAAAAAACTTACTGATTATATGTTGGCCGAAAAGCGCAAGAAAGAAGAAGAGGAAAGAAAACGCCAGGCTAAACTCCGTAAAGAAGAGGAAGAGCGTAGAGCAAAAGAAGAAGCTGCAAGACTTCGAGAAGCCGAAAGATTGGAAAAAGCCGGTGATATAGAAGGTGCAGAACAATCTCTCAATATGGCCGAAGAAGTAAGAGCGCAAGAGATCATAATACCGGAAAGAAACATCGCTAAAGAAATGAAAAAAAGCGGTGTGCAGATGCGGACAACCTGGAAATATCGGGTTATTAATCCATTAAAAGTCAAGCGGGAATTCTTAATGCTGGATGTGGTCAAGATTAATCGGACAGTAACCGCATTAAAAAAAGACGCCAATGAGGTGGTCGGCGGAATTGAAGCTTATGCGGATACTAAAGCAATATGAAACACATCATTGAATTTGAAGAAGAAGAACATATTTATAAAGTCGATGGCAAAAAAAAGCCTGGAGTTAATGAGATTATAACCGGAGCGGGTTTAATACGCCCGTTCCGGGGGCCTGCGAAATACGGAATAAGGGGAACAAATATTCATTTGATCTGTCAATTTTATGACGAAAATCGATTAGGAGAAGTCAAACCAGAATACCAGGGATACTTTAATTCTTATATCAAATATTTGGAACTATATAATCCGTTTTATTATCAGATTGAACAAAGACAATATAACGAAAAGTACGATTATTGCGGTACTCCAGATCGGCTTGGATTTATAGGTAAACAGGCTTTTATTCTAGATCTTAAATCGGGAGTGCCTACTAAAATCGACGGGGTGGCTTTATACGGCTATCAACTATTACAGGATAAGCCGGAAAAATATAAACTTTATGACTTATACTTAAAAAAGGATGGGAGTATGCCGAAGCTGGTTGAACAGAATCAGCCAACAGATCGAAATGCTTTTTTAGCAGCACTGAGCATTTATCACTGGAAAGGCGGATGATGAAGGTTAAATTTATAGCAGCACATATCAAGAGCGGTGTTAACGGTAGGGTAATTTTAGATTTAGTCGATCCAAAAGAAATAGAATGGGTTAGCGAGTTCTTAAAAAAGAAAAAAGAATATGAAGATAAAACCGGCAAGGAAAAACTATTAGAAATTGAAATGGGGATTTGGTACAAAAAGAAAACCACCAGCCAATGGGGATTATATCAAGAACTCATTAATCGATTAGCTATGAAACAAAATTGCGGAAAAGATAATATTCATAAAGGTATCAAATTCAATTGCTATCCTGATAATGGAATGAAAAGTAGTGCAGATTTAAGTATTCGGGAAATGTCAAAAGTGCTTGAATATACTATTTCTGAATGTTACGAAAAGGATGTTGATGTCAGAGATATTTATTGTCTCTGGACAACATGGCGATATGAGCAGGAATCCGATCCGCTTGAAGGCAGTTATCGAAATATGGCTGATTATAAATTAGCGCATCCTTATTGTGAAGCTTCTTTAAAACCGTTATTAGCAGATGAAGGGCAGATGATACACATCGTATCAGTTGGTGCTGGTGGAAGCGATGAAGATTGGAACCGTATGCGTTTAAGCACTGAAGTACATATTATGACACAACATCCTAATGGATGGATAGAAACGATTGAGGAATATCCAATTATAGAACCGAAAGTAACGGCTGCATGGGAACGGGCAGGAGTATCTGGTTTAGAGCAAAAAAAGGAAAAATTATCGCAGAGAGAATCAGGGGGAAAAGCAAGACTGGATATAGCTGAAGATAGCGATTACGGATTATTTTAAGGAAAGATTATGAAAATAAAAGCCGTCGGAGAAGTATATTTATATTTGAAAGCTCTTATTGATAAACTGGATGAACAACAATCCACTGGGCCACCGCCGATATTATATCCTAAAAAGGAGATAAAGAAATGATCCCTATTTGGATAGCTATAATAATAGCAGTGCTGGCATTTAATTTAGGTTTTCTTGTTCATGGTATTTTTACGATTGGCAGGCAGATGAATACATGAAAGCATTGGAGGATAGAGATGAGTGATCAGATAGCAAAAGCGGTAGAAACAATAACAAAGGCGATTAAAGATGACGATAGTCTTTTTTATGCCTATCAGGCAAACATAGCGATGGCGTTCAAAGATGAATATGCAAGGAATATAAAACGCTATAAAAACAGACAGGACATACATGAGATAGCAAATAAGGCAACAATAAATTTCTTGAATCTGTGGGGGAGAAAATATGAAGATTAGAGCGAATAGCGATTGTGATTCTGGAGAAATTGCATTTTGGTTTTTGCCAGCAATATTTTTATTTGTATCTAAAACAACAGAAATAGTATTTCGGGAGGGCGAAGATGAGTGAAGAACGAATGATAAATATATTAGATGCTATTTTATATGTAGATATTCGCTGTTACAAATGCAAAAAGGAAGTGGCTTTGTCAAATACGCATGAAATAGATGGTCGCCGTTACTGTAGTAATTGTTGGTGGGGAATAGGGGAGAAGAATAAAGATGAGTGAACATAGAATAGCAGAAATAAAAAAATGGTTGAAAGGGAACTATGTATTAAAGGCTGAATGGTCAGTCAAAAATAATATAGCATGGCTCATATCAGAGATTGAGATAGCACAGCGAAAACTACAAATAGCTGATGATAATTATACGATGCTGGAAATGCAATTAGCACAATCAGAAGATTTTGAACAGCTCAAGGTAACTGAGAACAAGGAATTAAACGTTCTCTTTGCTATGCAGCGGAAACGTACAAAAAGGGCAGAGAAAATGTGGCAAGAGGCAACCGGTAATCATAATGCTCTACCAGATCTAGGGGTGCTGTTTGATTGGCTGATGGCTGAGATAGCCGAGCTAAAAGAAAACAACTCCGAATGTGAGGACAGATTTAAACTAATGGAGAGTGATAGGGATTATGGATTGGATGAGATAAAGCGGCTCAAGGCTGAGCTTGACAAAGGATAACAGATAATGCATAATATAACAGTCGGCAGGCGGCAGCTTGGGGGGAGTAATACGTCCTTCTCCCCCAAACCGACTAAACTACAGGACGTAGGACGTATTATGAGAATCTGCAAAATAGAAGGATGCGAAAATAAACATAAAGCCAAAGGATTGTGCAGAAAGCATTATTTGAGACTATGGAAACATGGCGATCCATTTTTTAAAAAAGCTGAAAAACATGGCATGAAAGATACTTCAGAATATTATGCTTGGGCTCGTATAAAACAAAGATGTTATAATAGTAATTATCATTTATATCGTCGCTATGGTGGGCGTGGGATTATGGTATGTGATAAATGGAAGAATAGTTTTATAGCTTTTTTTAAAGATATGGGGCCAAAACCCTTTCCAAAAGCACAAATTGATCGGATAGATAATAATAAAGGATATTATAAAGAGAACTGCCATTGGGCTACAGCAACAGAAAATGGAAGAAACAGAGAATGTGTTAAATTGAATATGCAAAAAGCCAAAGAAATAAGGGAAAGTTATAAAACAAGAAATATAACATACAAAAAATTGAGCCTTATCTATGGAGTTGATTTTTCGACAATTGGAAATGTAATAACATATAAGACATGGAAGGATAATCAAATAGAGGCACAACATGGATAAAATAAAAATAGAAATACCAATTATTGTATTTTCTATAATAATAGTTGGTGGATTAGGTATTCGATTTGACATTGAGACTGACAAACAGGCTGACAGCATTCGGATAATCCAGCTTGAAGCTATGCTGGCAGTCAAAGAGCAAGTAGTAGCTAATTTAAAGACACAGCTTAAGCCTCTTCCTTATTCGCAACCTGTTAAACAAATCCGGGTGTCATCGGCTACGGGTATTCGTACCAATCCTATGGGCGGCGGCGCAGAGCGGTTACACCGTGGGCTTGATTTAGCTGCATCGAAAGGCACTCCGGTTTATGCAGTATTAGCAGGTGAAGTTATAGAGCATTATTTAGTGCCAGGCTGGCATAACCATGTTTTTTATAAAGGTCATCCTGTTATGGGATGTATGATTACGATAAAACATGAAGATGGTTTGTATTCAATTTACGGCCATTTGAGTGAGAGTTATGTAAAAGAGGGGCAGTCTATCAAAATGGGACAACTCATTGGGTTGGTGGGTTCTACGGGGATTAGCTCCGGCAATCATCTCCATTGGGAAATGGTCATAGATGGGTTTAAGTATCTTAAGGAACGAAGATGATTAGCGAACAGACAAGAAAAAAATGGATAAAAAAACTAATTGGTTAATTGATCAGCAAGATAAATTGAATGATTGGGAAATCGGATTTATTGAATCTGTTGATGGATTGTTAGAAACTGGAAAAGATTTGACGCTTAAGCAATCGTATAAACTAGGTGAGATATATAAACGGATAGATGAAGCATGAAAGAACCATATATTGTATATTATCATCATGTAAAATTAAGTAATACGGTAGTACATGCTTATTCGCCTGCTCAAGCAGAATATATAGTATCTGAGCGATTACGAAAGAAAGGATATAAAGACTATGGTATTGACGGAGTTATGACTGTAAGACAAGAAAATAAAATGAATGCTACAAGATTTAATTTATAGGAGGATATTGTGCAGGATATTAATAATGTAATTTTGGTGGCTAGATTGGTAAGAGATGCTGAGCTTAAATATACAGCTAATGGATATGCTATTCTTAACTTTTCGATTGCAAACAACAGAAGCGTAAAAAGAAATGACGAATGGCAAGATGAAGTATCGTTTTTTCAATGTAATATATTTGGTAAGCGGGCTGAATCGTTGGCTGAATATATGATCAAAGGGAAACAGGTTGTAATATCGGGATCATTAAAACAGGATCGATGGACTGATAAGGATGGAAATAATCGAAGCGTAGTCAAGATCATGGTTGATAAATTGCAATTTGTTGGTGGCAAAAGAAATCAAGAAAGTGTATCAAGCAATACTCCGTCCGTGGCATCTGATCCCGATATTACACCTATGGCGGAAGAAGATTTTGAAGATGATAAAATTCCGTTTTGAGGTGAACCATGAGAACGTGTTCAATTGAAGGCTGTGAAAATAAGTATTTAGCAAAAGGATTTTGTGTCAAACATTATCAAAAATTTAAAAAGTATGGTGATCCATTAATATCAAAATATGAACGGCACGGTATGCGAGCAACGCCTGAATATAGAATTTGGGCAAATATAAAAATAAGATGTTATGATAAAAATTATTGTTTATTCCACAGATATGGCGGTAGAGGGATTACTATGTGTAATCGTTGGTTGTATTCGTTTAAAAATTTTTATAAAGATATGGGTACTAAACCATTTGCGAAAGCTCAAATTGATAGGATAGATAATGATGGAAACTATGAACCTTCCAATTGCCATTGGGTAACTAATGCGGAAAATTGTCAAAATTCATCACGTGCGAAATTAACTATGAAAGAAGCCAATGAAATAAGAAAAAGATATAAAGATGGCGGGATAACTAAAAAAGAGCTAGGACTTATTTACGGAATAAGCAATACAAATATTGGAGATATTATTAATTATAAAATATGGAAGAAAGCTATATGAAGATTAGAAAAAGAATTTCAATAGATGAAGATTTATATAATACGGCTATAGATTATTGTAAGCTGGATAACCGGTCTTTTTCGGAATTAGTCCAGGAATCGCTTGGTCAAATGATGCGCCGGTATCCGAAAAGACCTATAGAATATAGTCATGAAAGTATTTTAACATTAGAGAAATTAGTGCGAAAATTGATAGAAGAAAATGAAGAAATTAAGGCTAAATTATCATGAACAAGTCTATTGGTAGGATTGGAAATAAAGTTTAATATGGGTACATGCAGGTACTATACAGGCGATTTTTAAAGCCTGTTAGATATTTTATATTTTAAAGGAGAAGCATTATGCAATATACAATCAATACCTTCAGTTTGAGGCAGCGAGGGCCTCGCGGTTATGAGATCACCTTGCCGAAAAGCTGGATAGAGCAGAACAAATTGGAGTATGGCGATAAGATTCAATTATCGATCGATACGCTAGATCCAAAAATTTTATCGTTGAAACCGGAAAAAAAATAGGGTATGTTTAAAGTACCTCCTATGGCTGTCGACTTTTCCGATCCTTACCTTTTCCCTGTCGGCAGCCGTTTTTTAATTGTAAAGCCAGTTTACGAATAATGCGAGGGAATAATGATAAATAAAACTAAAATCGACTGGTGTGATTATACTTGGAATCCAGTATGGGGATGTCGGAATAACTGTTCTTACTGTTATGCTCGAAAAATAGCAAAAAGAATTGCTCGACAAATTGCAAATAAGGAAATCAATTATTTATATTCAGGAGAAGAAAGACCTAAAGAATGGTTGGAATTATATAAGAAATTGAAAAACTTCGAGCCTACATTTCTTTATAGTAATTTTGATAGAGCCTTTCCTAAAAAACCAAGTCGAATATTTGTTGATAGTATGAGCGATATTTGCTGGTGGGATAGAGAATGGATGCATAGGGTATTGGATAAGATTAAAAAACATCCTGAACATATATTCCAGTTTCTAACCAAAACACCATCAATATATTCATGTTATGTTTTTCCATTAAACTGTTGGCTGGGAACGACAATCACTGATCAATCTATGATGGACGCATTTGCTGATTTGATCTTCGATACAACGTGGGACGATGAGGATTATACAATCTTTCTTTCTTTTGAACCATTGCTGGAACGCATAGAATTCTATATTAGTCCAGACTGGGTAATTATTGGCGCAGAAACTGGTAATCGTAAAGGCAAGATTATCCCTAAGCGAGAGTGTATAACTGAGATTGTTGATTATTGCCAGTTTGTAAATATTCCTGTATTTCTCAAGGACAGTTTAAAAGAAATATGGGGGAAGGAACTTATACAAGAATATCCGATGTAAAAACTACTTTACAATAAATCGGATATATGGTACAATGCAAATTATGAATGTCAGGCTTAATAATGATAATAAGAAGCTCTCAAAGATTTGGTGTCTTTAGCCTGACGTTTAGCCGAATTTGCGAGAGCTTTTTTTATAGGAGGGATAGATATGGAATTGACAGCTAGGAATGTAGAGATTGTTTTTAATAATTGTCTTTGTGAAAATGAAGAATCAACTCAAAGTTATATAAAAGCCGAAGGGATAGTGAATATATTTGGCTTTCATCCAGAAAGAATAAAAAAATACAAAGACGATATTTATAAAATGCTCAAACAATTACCAGATGCTTTTCAAAAAGAAACTGGAGGAGGAATGAGCTTTTTAAATGCATGCGATAATAAAAACGGAGATCAATGGACTGGTCTTCATCAAATAATGGAACAATTAGTTGTGCTTGGTATAGCAATAGATAAAGTAAAATACTGTTTACCAAAACCAATGTGGAGTCTTCTACCGGGTAGTATGCCTTATTTCGTAATAGAATAAAATAATAGGAGAGGTAGAAATGAAAGCAATTAGTTGGGATTTTTTCGGTTTTTGGATTTTTAGTGGAGGATTTAATGGATTGGTTTGAAAAAGTTTCTATAGGATTCGGAATTTTCGCTTGTACAACCTTATTTATATTATCTATTTGCGTATTGCTAATAATATTGAATGTTATAGGTTGGATATAGGAGGCGATTATGGAAATAGCCGTTATTATTATAATTTTACTTCTAGGATTAAGTTATGCCTATTGTATTTATGACCAATTCCAGGATGAAAAAAAAAGCCGATGAATAAACTATATCAACTTTGGAAAGATAATGCAAAATTATATTCGGATAAATCAACAGTTTGGCTTATACAAATGACTGCTGATATGGTAGGTGTTGAATATATGGATGTTGTCAAGGCAATAAGAAAAGGGGAAAAATGAATGACAAAAACTGAGCAAGATTTATTAAATCGAATAAATGAGATTGATACTTATACCCTGGCTGAAGGCGGCGGCAAGATGGCCGATTTATTTGTACTGGAAAGATGCGGAATGTGGCAGAAGGGATTAGCTGTTTTGGGAATGTATCCTGAACTTGAGGGCGGCGGAGCTAGGGCTGGCCGACCGAAAAAGAATGAACCAGCCGTTGTATCCATGAATAGGGTTGCTATCATTACGGGCCGATCTACACCGACTATTTCAAAATGGATTAAGTTTGTTATGGCAGTTGGTAAAACTCAAGAAGATTTCAACAAATGGATTAAGGATGCAAAAAAAGCGGCTGTTGAAAAATGGCAGCAAAAACTAATACAGGATAATACCGATAAAAAAAACAAGAAGGTTGAGAATGAACTTTACTTATCGCTAAAAGAACAAATCGATTTAAATAGCTATGAAGATGAAACTGCTAAAGAAGATATAAAAATGTTGTTTAATTATTTTAATCAATTTGAGAAATATATCCGGCAGGCTATTATGAATTTGGCCGATGGTGAAATCGACAAGGCAAGAAGTGAATTGGAAAAGGCATTAAGCAGGATTGAGGAGTAATGTTGTAAAATTGGTGAAGGAGAATAAGGGGATGAACACAGAAGACAAAACAGGTGGGGCGGCGTTTCCGGGTTTCGTTGAAGGCCCGGAATGGGAGGGTATGTCGCTACGAGACTATTTCGCAGCTAAGGCTATGCAGAGTTTAGTACCGGATGCGGTTTGGAGTGAATGGAAAAAGATTGCTGGAGTAGCCTACAACATAGCTGATGCCATGATAGCAGAGAGAGGGTAGAGGGATGAAGGGATGAATAACTATGAAGATAAAACAGACGACAGAAAAGAAACAGGTGGGGCGGCGTTTTGTCGTGAAATGTATGATACTGGTATGACTGAATTTATTAGGGAAGTGGCAGGCACGGGAGATAAATCTTTAATTGAAATAGCCGATACCATGATAGCCCAAAGAGCAAAGGAGCAATAACATGGAAAAAAGCAGATGGATATTGATAGACACGGGTTGTGATTATTGTGGAGTTGATATTGTCGGCGGTTTTAGAACCAAAGACCAAGCTGATGCTTTTGCCGGGTTATTTAATCGGCGTATGGGCAGTAAAAGGTTCGACATTCTCGGTGCTGATTGTGACATGAATCATGTGTTTATTGTACGTGAAATGTTAGGAGATCAGCATCTTAATCCAAAATACGGATGAAGGAGCAATAGCATGAAGTTAAAAGAGGCAAGAAAACTATCAAATGATTTACGATCAGAAAAAATCATATCTTTATATCTGCCAAGCGTATGTGAAGCTGCCGTCATTTTAGATGATCGAATAACCGAGCTTGAGGCATGGGTGAATGATTTGCAAAGCGGAATGTATATCAATTGTGTTTATTGCGGACATAGATATGGCCCAAGAAAAAATACGCCCGTAGCAATGGCTGATATATTAAAACAACATATTGAAAAATGTCCTCATCATCCTTTGTCACACATGAAAAAACAGGTAACCGAGCTTAAGGCAAAAGTTAAGACTTTAACGCAAACCATTAGACGCAAGGAAGCCAATCTTAATGCGATTGAGCATCTAAATAGAGGCAAGGAGGAATAGATGGAATTGAAAGATGCAAAGAAAATAGCTATTGACTTGCAGAGATGGTTATGGAAAAGCCTATATAACGACAGAGATAAAGCTCTTATTGTTTTCAACAATCGAATAACTGAGCTGGAAACTGAAATGAAACAGGTACTAAAAGAATTTGATGAGGTCGAGAAACAACGCGATGATTTGCTTGAGATATGCAGAACAGCGGAAAAGACGGCAATAGAAATACACTCTGGCAGAAGGCATGAGGGGTCTATGCCTTGTGGAATATTGGCGGACAGGCTTAATAGAATAATAGGCGAGATTGATAAAAAGCAATAAAACAGTCGCCGTTGGCGATTGAACCGTTGGCAGGCGGTATATAAACAGGCACGTGATAGGTGCACTGCCGGTAGCAGGGTGGTGGAAATGGTTCCCACGTCTTATAGCACTATGTATTCGAAGAAGCCCGTTCGATTCGGGCCTTTGCTAGATTATGTTTTATAGGAGGTGTAGAGGGATGGAAAAAATATTACAGGACATCCGTAACGAACGAAATCGACAAGATAAAAAATGGGGAGAGCAGAATCATCACCCGATGGAATGGCTTGCAATTCTCGGTGAGGAATACGGAGAGGCTTGCAAGGGAGCTCTTGAAGCTCATTTTCCTGGCTATGGAATAACAGGTGATTATTCGGATTATCGAAAAGAACTTATTGAAGTCGCTGCGGTTGTTGTGGCCGCTATTGAATGTCTGGATAAATCGAATTGGAAAAGACCATGAAGATAACCTGCCCGTATAAATATTGCAGAACTGAGTTCGACTCCGAGGACTGCAATTTCCGCTTTATCACTGGCCGGGGAACTGCTCGGTAAATGCCCGAAGTGCGGGAAACGGATTCTGCTCACTCATGTAGTGAGCAACCGGAAAAGGCTGACAAACAGCCAGGTGCGGAAGTTGAAGCGGCAGGCGATTGAGCGAACATATCAGAAGGGTATGGGGCTTATGGATGATTAAGAAAAATCCTGGCATAGCCGTTGGCTCAATACCAGGTAAGATAATATTTATGCCGGGGTGTGCGGAATGTCTCCCAGGTGATTGATTGCTGCCCCGGCGCTTTTAGGGGGGGAAGATGCCGATTATTGAACAAGAAAAATGGGATAAACATGTTAAGATTAATGATGATCCTTATGGTGGGGCTTGCGTTAGAGTAGCTCACCGAGTTATGGAAATACTCGATGAAGAACCGGGCGAATTTGATTGTCATAAAATTATTTGTCGAGCAGATGATGAAAGCAAAGCTGGTGGGATAACTGGTTTTATGGCTGGATGTGTAGCATCTATGGTTGGACAGTGTCATTCAAGAGGCGAAGAGTTCAGGCGGAAATGGAATATTGATCAACAAATAGGCGATGAAGGCGGAAAGGCAAACAAAAAGGGTACTACTTTAAATCCAGCACTTTTATTTATAAAGGGAAAACAAAACAGGAGGACAAAATGGACATTAAAGAAGTTACTAAAAGGGTAGAGAAAGCTTTTCCCGGATGGAAAACAACTCGGATTGATAGAGCATATGTTACTGAGAATAAAGATTATTACAAGCAAGAAGCCTGGCAAATAGTTATTTATGACCCGAAAAAAGATGATAAGAAATAGGAGGGCAGCAAGCCAAATAATAAGCGATTGATAGATGAATAGAATTGAATTGTTCAATGATCATTTTCAAAATTATAAGCGCTACAACATTCCTAAGGCTCAACTCGTTTTGGCTGACATCCCATTTAATATAGCCAAAAATGCCTATGGCAGTAATCCATCATGGTATATTGATGGCGATAACAAAAAAGGGGAGAGTAAACTTGCTGGGAAAGCATTTTTTGATACCGATGAACATTTTAATTTATATGAATTTTTTCATTTTTGTAGCAAAATGCTGAAAAAAGAACCGAAGGGCAAAGGGATGGCTCCGGCTATGCTTGTGTTTTGTTCTTTTGAACAGCAATTCACACTGATAGAAATAGCAAAAAAACACGGATTGCCTAACTATATAAATCTTGTGTTTAGGAAAAACTTTTCCGCCCAGGTATTAAAAGCTAATATGCGAATTGTCGGAAATTGTGAATACGGATTATTATTTTATCGAGATAAATTACCCAAATTTAATAATAATGGCAGAATGATTTTTAATTGTATGGATTGGAAACGTGATACTGAAACAGCAAAGGTGCATCCAACTCAAAAACCCATAGGACTTCTTGAAGATATTATATCTATTTTTACTGATGAGAATGAAGTTGTAATAGATCCGGTTGCTGGATCAGGAGTATCTTTATTAGCAGCAAAAAATCTAAATAGGCGGGCTTATGGATTTGAGATTAAAAAAAACTTTGTTAAAGATGCTAGAGAAAAAATACTTTCAGTATCGCAAAAAAAGCTTTTTGTTTAAAAGGGGAGTTAATAAAAGTACTATTGGTACTTAAAAATAATGTGTGATAGGAGGTAGTTTATGCGCAAGATAATTATTATTGTGTTATCTATAATGGTACTGATTTTGTCATGCGAATTGGAAGAGATAAATACAGGGCCGAAACAAGTTGAATATAAAGTAACTTGCACTACCGGGCTAGTTGATTTAACTATTGAAAACGAAAATGGTGGTGTTTCACAATTTGATGATATGGCGACACCGTGGAGTTATTCTTTTGAAATTAATAAACCAGTTTATGGATATGTATTTGTTTATGTATCGGCACAAAATCAGCAGAGTAGCGGCACCGTGACAGCACAGATTTATGTTGATGGAACGTTATTAAAAACCAGTACTTCTACCGGGGCTTATGTTATAGCTACGGCATCCGGTAGCGTTACATGGTAAATTAATTGTAAACCGGCTTTACAATTAAAATCGGATAAAAAACCCATATCCGCTTTACAAAGAATCGGATATGTGGTAACATTGCCGAAGATGGACATTTGCTATAAATTAAAGTATAGAATATTTAGAGCCTCGGCGAGATTGGTATCTTTAGCAGATGTCCAGCCAATTTCAAAGAGGCTCGTTTTATTTAGGGGGCAGATATGAAAATACATAAATTAGCTAAGTATTTCCCTATACTCGAAGGGGAAGAGTTTGACCTGCTTGTTCAGGATATAAAAGATCATGGACAACTTGAACCGATTGTTACTGTAAATGGCGAGATACTTGATGGTGTGAATCGCTATAAAGCTTGTGAGCAGTTAGGGATATTGTCTTTGATGGAAGAGTATAAAGGCGATGATCCTTTAAGCTATGTTATTTCTATGAACATCCGGCGACGACACCTTGATACAAGTCAGCGGGCTATGTTGGCTACTGAGATGTTATCAGAGTTTGAAGAACAATATAAAAAGAGCAAGGCGAAAAAAGTATCTCAATATAGACGTACTGGTGAGGTAGAGGCCAAAGGGCCTCATCCTCGTCAAGCGACTGATGCTGTAGCTAAAGAATTTGGAATATCAGGAAAAAGCGTAAGAAGAGCCAAGCGGGTAAAAGAACAAGCACCTGAAAGAGTAGAAAAGATTATCAAGGGTGAGGAAACCGTAAGAGCTGTTGATACTGAATTAAGACAGGCGAAAGCCGCCGAATGGGCAGCAGAGAAAAAAGAAAAAGCGACTGAGAAGGAAGTTAAACGCAATCCGAAATATGCAAAAGAATACTTAGATGCAACCAATAAATATAAAGAAAAGATTCGCTTTGCTATTGAGTTTGCTAAAAGGGATTTGTTTGCACCAGAGGCAA